GGACCGGGCGGGGCTTCACCGCTGGCTTCGCCTTCATGGACGAATCGGCCTTCCACCCGTGGGCCGACGCCAACTGGGCCGCCATCCAGCCCACCCTCGATGGCGGTGGGCAGGCCTGCCTTGCCTCGACGTCTGCTGGCCCCAGCGGCTTCTTCTACCGCACCTATCAGGCGGCCAAGGCCCCGGACAACTCGATGAAGGCCATCTTTGTGCCGTGGTTCGCGCGCCCCAGCCGGGCCCTCTGCGACATCGTGGCGCGCGAGCACGTCCCCAACACGGTCTGGCTGGAGGAGCAGCGCCGCGCCTTCACGGGCATCCCGGCGGCCTTCGCGCAGGAGTTCCCCTCGACCGAGCAGGAGGCATGGTCAGCGCGCGGCGGGCTCGTCTACTTCACCATGGACGACGACGGCCAGTTCATCTACAGCCCCGAGCAGCACCCGCGCGGCAACCTCAGCCCCGACCCCTGCCGCTGGCGCGACTGCAAGTACCACCTCGGCTACGTGGACTGGGGCGGGGGCGACCCCACGGCCTGCGGGCTCGTGGGCGTGACCTCCACCGGGCGCATCCACCAGTTCGCCGAGTTCAGCAAGCAGGGGGCCGTGCCCGTCTCCGAGATCGCTGGCTTCTTCATGCAGCACGCCCCCTACCCCACGGGCTACGGGATGGGCTTCGAGACCATCCAGTGCGGGCGCGACGCCCCCAACGCGATCGCGGAGCTACAGAGCCTCGGGCTCCCGGCGCGGGCCGCCGACGTGCGCCGCGAGGAGGGCTTCGCCACCCTCAGCCGCTTCCTCAAGGAGCGCCGCTTCACGATCAACCCGGAGCGCTGCCCGGTGGCCGTCGAGGAGTTCCTCCACTACCGCTGGGACGAGCGCCGCGACCAGCAGACCGGCGAGCGCTTCAACACCAAGGTGGCGCACTGGACGCACGGCGACCACAAGGACGGGGAGCGCTATATCGCCATGTACATCGAGGAGGAGGAACTGGCCCCCACTGACTTCCTCTCGACCGGGTCACTGCTCTGGGACTGACGCTGCGCGCCAGTCGCCCGCCGCTTCGCTTGCGGTGACCTGTTAGCATCTCGACGGGCATAACGCCAAGCCCTCGGCCTTCGGGCACATACCCGGCCAGAGCACCCCGTGCCCCCCACGCTGACCGCAGAAGAGCGCCGCGCCGTCCGCTCGGATGACCCCGCGCTCGAAGAGGAACTGGACGAGTCCGAGGCGACCGCCCTCGACGAACTCCTCGAAGACCTCTTCCCCAAGCCCGACGTGGGCGACATCATCGCCAAGTACGCGGGCCTCAAGACCGACTGGAACGCCACCCACTCCCTCGTCGAACTGGCGCGCGACAACTTCTACCAGCGCACCGAGACCCCCGAGAAGTGGGGGCGCGACCTCGAAGACGGCAGGCGCATTTATTCGCGCCTGTCACTCAATGAAATTTTTAGAGTAGTTGCTAACCAGTGCCGCAATGCCCCGCGCTTCAACGTCCCCATCGCGGAGACCGGCAAGGGCGGCCCCGAGCGCTCCAAGCAGCAGACCCGCTGGGCAAACTCGCTCATCATCGGGCTTGAGAGGAGCGCCAGAGAGGCCCTCAGGCGCAAGCTCGTTGACTCCCAGCTATCGACCGGCAGGGGCATCCTCTGGCTCTTCCCCAACGAGGCGTATGAGAACGTTGAATTCGATTACCGCATCGACGCCGATGGCAACATGGAGACCGAGAAGGACTATCTCGAACGTACCGAGAAGGCCCTCATCGGGGCCGGTCTGCCGTGGGGAGCGCGCGTCATCGACCCCACCTGCTATTTCCCCGAGGCGGGCATTGGCGGAGACGACTACGTGCTGGTCGTCGAGAACAAGCCCTACCGGCAGGTCTACCACCGAGCCGTAAGCAAGCATGGCCGGGCCTATGTGCATGACGAGCTTCGCCTCCCGCGACCGGGGCTTGGCGGTTGGCCGACCAGTACTCAAGGACTTCTCCTCCAAGACCAAGCGATCCACGTGGGGGCCGCTTATGCGAACTCGACCTCGAACGGGGTGGTGGAGTGCATCACCTACTACGACCGCCTCTGGTACGCCTACATCGTCGGTGGCCACTGCATCGACGGCCCGCGTCTCCATGGCCATAACCGCATCCCCATCTTCGAGCTTAAGTGCCTCGTCACCTCCAGCCCCAACCGGGTGGAGGAGTGCATGGGCATCACTCAGGGGATGCTTCACATCGAGAGGGCGATCGACGACCTCCTGACGCTCGCGGTGGACACGGCCTACCGCTTCAGCACTCCCAAGCTGGTGGTGGAGACCGCCGTTGACGGGCGTCTCGCCCTCGGAGCGGACAGACAGCCCAAGACCTACAACTTCAGCGACCCCAAGCGCGTCGAGCAGCTTCTCCCGGGACAGTCCGTCCGGGACGTGACCAAGGACTTCACCCCGGTCTTGCAGACCGAGATCCTCGGGCTCCTACAGGCTCAATGGCAGCGCTCGGGGCTTAACCCGATCGCCCAAGGCCAGTCCCCCGGCGCTGACCCAGCAGGCTACACGGTGAACACCCTCCAGTCGGCTGCCCTCAGCCCCTACGAGGGCCCCGCCGACAACGAGGCGCGCTTCTGGGAGGAGGTCGTGGACTTCGTCCGGGCCGACATCCGGGGGAGGGTGAAGGAGCGCGTCTACCTCGACGTGCCCATGGACGACCGCCGGGGCGGCACGGAGTGGCTGGGGCTGGGGCCCGACGACGTAGACCAGACCCCCTCCATCTGCACCATCGACCCCCTCAGCGACCAGCAGCGCATGGCCATGGCCCAGTGGTTGATGAGCGGCAATCAGGGCGGCTACATCACCCGCGAACGGGTGCAGCGCACCGGCTTCGGGATCGAGGACACGCTCGCGGAAGACCACCTCCTCGCCGTCGAGGAATTGATGAAGCGCCTCGCCGCCGTCGCTCAGGACGAGGCCATTCAGGAGGTCAAGGGCCCCGAGGAGCAGATGCTGCCGGGAGGCCCCGAGGCGATGGCGGCGGCATCATCGCCCCAAGGCGTGCCTCCCCTCCCACCCGGTCAGGGCCCTGCCCCGGTAGAGGCTCCCTCTGTCGGCGCTGCGCCAGCCGCCGCCAGCCAGATGCTTTCGGCGCAGGGCCAGATCAACGGGGCCGGGCCCCAGACCTACGCCCCACCCCCACCGCAGGCGGGCTTCAATGGCTAGGTCGAACTACTTCCCGCAGGTCGGGCGCTCGTTCTGGGAGGACGTGCGCGACGACGCCCAGAAGCGCTTCGACGACATGAAGGAGTTCCTCATCGGGAACCTCTATCAGGACGGCGGGCCGCCCTTCTCCGTCGAGGCTTCGCCTCGCAGTCAGTACGAGAACCTCCTCGCCCTGCGCGCCGCTGGCGACCCGGCTTACACTGCCGACCCCGGTGCGGCCAAGCGGCTGGAGGATCTGGCGGCTTTGTACGGCCCTCCACCAGACTCCCTCTACCCCTCGCCCTTTGAGCCGCCCGGGGGCGTGCCACCCCCGTACACGGGGATGCAGTGAGTGTTGCCGACTACCGTGCTCACGCGAACGCGATGGCCCAGAAGTACGGGGTCAACCCCACCGTGCTCGCCAACCTCATCACGACCGAGTCCAACTGGCAGCCGGGTGTCGTCTCGGAGGCGGGGGCGATCGGGATCGCCCAATTCATGCCCGCCACCGCCCGCGAGTTCGGCATCGACCCATACGACCCCTACGCGAGCATCGAAGCCGCTGCGCGCTACCTCAAGCAGGCCCTCGACAAGTTCGGGCGCTACGACATGGCCGTGGCCAGCTACCTCATGGGCATGTACTACACCCAGCCCGGGAGCGGCTATGTCCCCGACGAGGCGCGCACCTACGTCTCCAAGGTTCTCGGTGGGGTGGTGCCGGGCGCACCAAGGACGGGGAGCCAGACCATGAACCAGACGGGCTGGACGCAGCAGCCATGGATGACTGCCGCCAACCTCCAAGGCGGGCAGGGCTTCGGGCCGACCAGCGAGAGCCTCGACAGCGGGGGCTGGTACAACCAGAACACCGGGCAGATCAGCAAGAACACCAACCGCCCGCCGGGCGACGGCTGGGTCTGGGCCGAGCACGCCAACGTGGGCCAAGACTTCGCCGTCAAGCAGGGAACCAACGTCACCTCCCCGGTGCGCGGCACGGTGACCGAGGTCAACCTCAACGCCAACCACCCATGGGGCATCTACGTCAGGGTCAAGGATGCCTCGGGCTACATCCACAACTTCGGGCACCTTGAGAGCGCCAACGTCCGAGTGGGCGCACAGGTGAATGCCGGTACGTCGCTGGGTGCCGCTGGCAGCACGGGCGCGAGCACCGGGCCGCACGTCAGCTACGACATCACCGACACCACGGGCGGGCACTTCATCGACCCCGACCGCTACCTCAAGGCCGTTGGCGGCACCACCACCACCACGGGTGGCACCAGCGGCAACAGCATCGAAGGGCTCATGGCGGGCCCGGGCGACTGGGACAACAAGCTCGAACTGGCCGACTGGGTGATCGAGTCGCTGAGGGACTCCTACCCCGACCAGACCGACTACGACATGTCCACGCCCGAGGGCAGGAGCGAGTACAACGCCGCCATCTCGGAGTGGTCGGTCAACCTCCAAGGGGCGATCGACACGGCCTCGGCCCTGAGGGCGATGGCGGGGGGCTACTTCGAGGGCCCTGACGGGATTCCCATCCCGTGGGGCGACCTCCCCCCGGCGCAGCGCGCGGCCCTTGAGCAGGCGGCCCAGATGGGCTTCACCAAGCTCATGAACGACATGAAGATCACGACCTACGGGCTCGCCGCAGACCGTGCTCAGAACGAGTTCCAGAACAAGGTCAGTGCCCTCTCGGGCAAGATGCAGTTCGACCAGCTACGCCTCGATCAGGCGCGCGACGCCATCAACCGCGCCCTCGACACCATGGCCGAGAGCCGCTCGCGCGCCCAGTTGATCACCGAGCAGCGCCGCCTCGCCGCCCCCTACGCCACCACGGCGGGCAAGACCAGCTTCACCGGTCGAGACCTCGGGGGAGGCATCGGCTCGCTCGCGGCGATGGCGGGCATGTCGATGGACTCCCCCGTCATCCAGTACCCCACCAGCATCACGCTCGACCCTGCGGGCCTCATCAAGGCATACGACGAGAAGTACGGGGTGCCCAGCACCATCCCGGGCGTGCCCGACCTCCTCACCCAGCCGGGCGACATCGACATCGGGACGGCCAACTACCCAGACCTTCCAGTTCTGGACACGTACCCGGGCTACACGCCGGGCCCGCCAGCCTCGGGCGGAGGGGCAGCACCGGGGGCTACCGCGTCCACTGGTGGCGGCACCTATACACCGCCGCCATGGCCCACGCCGGGTTCGGCACCGGCATCGCCCATTAACCCCGACTGGGGGAACCCGGGCACATTCTTCGGCTGGCGTGCCGACGACACCTACGGGAGTTAAGCCATGACCCAGCCCGCAGAAGCACCCATCGACGTGGTCGGCGGCACGCAAATCCCGTTGGACGCCGCCTATATTCTCGATTTGATTCTGAAAAACGCTCAGAACGCCAAGCAGCTAGACCTCACCCAGCGCGGGCAGGACATCGATGTCCGGGGGCAGGACATCACCCAGCGCGGGCAGGACATGGTCTACCTGCAAGCGATGATGCAGTACCAGCAGCAGGGCAAGCAGGCCGCCGCCGCCTACGACATCGACATGAAGAACTACGGCGCGCAGGTGGCCCGCGACAACTTCCAGCAGCGCCTCTCGGAAGCCCAGTTGAAGTTCCAAGACCTCACGCGCGGGATCGACCTCGGGCGCTTCGACCTCGAAAAGGACATGGCCAACTTCCAGCAGCGCGCCACCGTGGCGGGGCTGGAGCAGAGCGCCCTCGGGATGCTGGCCGACCGCTCTGGGCCACAGGACTGGATTGGCTACGCTTCCATGCTGGAGGGCCTGAGCGGGCCCAAGGCTGCGGCCACAGGCAGCGTTGACCCGCTCGCCCTCCTCAAGAACGTCAACCAGCCCAGCAAGGCCGACGTGCCCGCGTGGGCGCGCAAGCAACTCGACACCTCGGGGCTGGTGCAGCAGCACACCGCTCAGGCCCCCAACGCCTCGCAATACATGAGTTTGTTCGGCGCAAACCAGAACTATCAGCCGCCGCCCCTGCCAGCCAACGTCAGCACCCCCGCCCCGGGGGGCCTCGGGCCGGTCTCGGACTACGTCCAGACCCCCGTCCAGAACAACTTCACCTACAACACGCTGGGGCGCGGCACGGGCGCGGAGTGGGGCTCGGGCGTGCCCCTCAACCTCGTCAAGGAGGGCTGGAACTACCTCCCCACGGGCTCGGCGGACGCCATCGACGTGAGCCGCTTCGACCCCTCGGTGAAGGCCTACATCGGAGACCCCGCCAAGGGCCAGCCCACCTCTCTGGCCACGGGCACGATCGCTGCCGGGACGCCCTACTGGCTCCAGCGCACCGGCCAGACCGCCGCCGCCGCCGCCCCGGCCACGGCCCAGTTGCCGGTGCCCAACGACCCATCTGGCGGGCTGGTGCCGGGGGCCACCCCTCGCGCAGCCGCCGGGGGAACCTACACGCCCTTGGCCCAGCAGATGGCGCAGCAATCGATGGCCGGGCTGGGGGCGAACGGGAGCGGTACCGCCACCTCCACAGCCCAGCCAGCGACCACCCTACCACCGGGCACCGCCCAGCAGGTTCGCCCCCCGCAGTTCCAGACCACCACCGGCACCAACTCGACCAATGCAGGAGGGATGGGCATGCAGTCAGCCTTCACGGCCCAGCAGCCCCGCCAGCAGGGCGGCCAGCAGGGCATGGCCAACGCCATCCAGAGCCTCTTCGCGCAGTTCCAGCAGCCACCGGCAGCGCCCCCCGCCCTGAACAACTGGGGTCGGCTCTTCGGGGGGGAGGGGGGTGCTATGCCCCCCGGAATCGCTGCACTCATGCAACGCATGCAGGGCGGCGGCCAGCAGGGCCAGCCCTTCGTGGACGACATGTACAGCCGGTGGATGCCCGAGATGGGCGAACAGGCCACCGGGAGGTCGCGCTTCTGGCAGGGGCAGGGCATGCCCCGGGCGGCGGCGGGTGGCAAGTTCGAGATCGGGCCGGTGCTCACGGGCGACCCCGTCTCGGGCCAGCCGGGCGGCACGCAGGAGGCGGTCTCGGTCACCACCTCAGACCCCAACGCCCAGATGAACGTCGAGCCCGTGAACCCCATGGGCAAGAACGCCGAACTGGTGCGGATGCTCAGGGAGTGCCTCGGCCCCGAGGCCGACGCCATCATCGCCATGCTCGGGCTGGAGGGCGCTGGCACGCCCGAGGAGGAGATGGGGATGGGCGAGATGGGCCTGCCGCCCGGCATGGAGATGCCACCCATGCCCATGGCCGCCGCCGGGGGGAGCTACGGCACCGCCGCCACCGACCCCTCCATGGTCTTCAACATGTACGACCCCAAGACCATCGGGAACCAGCCGTGGATTCAGGCCCTACAGGGCAAGCGCCCCCAGAGCCTCTGGTCGGGCTTCGGGGCCTCGCTCGACAATCCCAGCCTCGGCATCAAGGGCATGCCCGACACGCTCAACCTCGCGACGTGGAACATGATGCCCGAGTCAGCCCAGCTAGCCGCCCAGAACCTCTACGGCAAGGGGCTCTCCACGCACTTCGGTGACATCATGGGTCGCTCAGCACGGGCCGCCCCGGGAGTCGGGGCAGTCGGGGCCACGGGGTACGGGTAGTGCCGCCAGCACGCTACGAGTCATGGCGCTGGGAGCCCCGGCGCAAGCGCGTCCAGAGGGAACTGCGCGAGTTCGACGGGCTCATGCAGCAGGTCACGCCCCTCGTCAACAGCGCCCAGCCCGGTGCCCTCCAGCAGGCCAAGGCGCTGGTCTCGGGCGACCGCCGCAAGGAGGAGACGAGGGCTCGCCTCCAGCAGAAGGTGCAGGAGAACTTCGCCAAGAGGGCGGCGGCACAGGGCAGGGATGACCTCGTCCCAAAAGGGGCACGGGGAGACGCAGTCCCCCCAAGAAAGCCCGCTGAGAGGCCCTCAGAGGAGCCTGACGAGGAGAAGAAGGGCGGCAAGGGCTGGAACCCCATCTCCTTCGTCAAGGACGTAGTCACCGACGTGCCCAAGCGCATCGGGCGCGACGTGCTGAAGGTGCTCGACACCAGCGAGAAGGCTGGCGGCAGCCTCTGGTCGGTGGCCTCCGGCCTGCCCGGCGCAGAGCGCAAGCCCATCAAGGACAAGGACGGCAACGTCGTCGGCTACTACCGCGACCCCGGGCTGTTCGACTACCCGGGCAACATCGCGAGGACGGCGGGCAAGCTCTTCACCGACCCCGGGGAGGTGCTCACGGGGCGCGAGGAGTACCTCGCCAACCCCGAAAACAGCGCTGGCTGGAACACGCTCGCGCGGGCAGCCCCAGACCCCCTGAACTTCATCGGCCCTGCCGCCATCTCCAAGCTGGGCCTGCGCTCGGCCATGGGCACCAGCAGGGGCGCGAGCATCGTCGGCAACCTCCTTGAGAACCCCCGCTACACCGCTGGCCTCGGCGTGCTGGGGGCGTCCGCTGGCTCCGAGCTATCGGAGCGACAGGAGTTCGGCCCGGCTGCCACCCTCGGGGCCACCCTCGGCGGAGGGCTCCTCGGGGCATCCGTGCCGGGCGTCACGCGGGCCGCCCGCAACGCTGGCCTTGAGGGCATCCGCGCGCGCGCCAACGAGATGGTGGGCGACCTCACGCCCGTGATGGCGGCTGCGCGCAGGCAGGGCATCGAGCCCCTCACCGAGTACCAGACGAGGAGGGCCCGCCTGCACGTTGGGCGAGGGGCCGACTATCGCTTCTGGTACGAGAGGGGCTCCAAGGCCATCCGTCTTGCCTCGGGCGGCGACCCCGATGCGGGCACCGAGCAGGCCATCCTCTTCGCCTTCGGATCGCCCCAGCAGACCACCACCGGGCAGGCCACGGGCTTCATGCGTACCAACACCCAGCGCCAAGCCGGTGAGCCCATCGAGGGCCTCCACCGCTTCAGCCAGTTCGACAGGGCAGCCCAGCAGCACATCGAACTCTATCGGCGAGACCCGCAGGCCTTCATCGACGAGGTGGCCAACAACGTGGCCAATCCCTTCGAGGTGGCGGGCAAGGCCAAGACGCCCAAGCTGGGCTCCTTCTTCCTTGACCTCGTGGACGAGGTGAACCCCGAACTCTCCACCGCCATCAGGGCCAAGTCGGGGGCGGGGGCCACCGTGGACGTGTGGATCTCGCGCCTCTACGGCTACGGCGACCACCCCACGCCCGCCCAGCGCCAACTGATGCAGCAGGACATCCACAAGATCGCCCAAGACCTTGGCTGGCACCCCAAGCAGGTGCAGGCCGCCCAGTGGATCAGCTTCATGTCGCAGTGGCAGCGCAAGGCCATCACGGAGGCAGGCGCGGACTACTTCCAGTCGCTGGGGCGGCACACCGCCACCATGGCCAGCGAGCTTCTCCCGCCGGAAGTGCGCGCCTCCCTCGACGGCTGGGACGAGCTTGCGCCGGAGGTGCAGGCTGACCTGCTCACGAGCCTCGGCACGCTGCACCTCGACGACGACGGCCTCGACCGCGTGGCGAGGCGCATGGGCAACATCCGCCTTGGGCAGTTCGACGATGGCGCTGAGACGCTCGGCGTCGGGCCCATCGCCTCGGAGGTACACCTCGTAGACCCCGCCCAACGCCAGAAGCTGGATGACATCGCTGCGGTCACGGCCCACTGGCGAGGGGGCAAAGCGGTGGTCTGGAGCCGCTTCTTTCCCTCCGCGCCCGTGTGGATGAGCAATGGCGTCGACCTGAACCTTGGGGCAAGCCTCGACCCGCCCTCGCGTGATGCTCTCCAGCAGGCCCTCGGGGACGCCTACGTGGTCACGCCCAACGAGCGCGGCACTGTGATCTGGGCCATCCCCAACGAGCGCGACCTGTTGGTTGCCGCCCGCACCGAGGTCGACACGCCCAAGCAGCGCGCGGCCAAAATCAAGATGAAGAGCGTCATCCGCGAGTCGGTGCCGGAGGCCGAGCGAGAGGCCCTCGCGAAGATCAACGCCAAGCGGCGTGAGATAATGGAGGCCACCTTCAGGGAGACCTTCCCCGGTGTTCTCTCGAAGAGAACACCCGCAACGGTCGCGGTGGACGGCAAGCGCGTCACCGACGATGGGGTCGAGGAGATACTGCGCCGTGACGAACAAGCCAAGCCAAGCAAGCCGGGAGCCCCAACGCTTCGGGAGATTACGGATGACCTTCGAGGGCGCTCCGGGGTCGTCCTCGACCAGTTCTCTGCCGAGCACGGCATCGGCTCCTACCGAGGAGTTGAGCCGCTTGCAGGAGGAACTGAGGGAACTGGAGGCGGAGTTCGACCGGAAGTTCCGCAAAAGCCCGGCTTCGTCCCGTACGCAAGCTCCCTCGACGCTGCTCCCGAGGGACTAGGGGCAGCCCTCCGCAAGGCATTCGGGGGCACACCCCTCCGCACCGCCACCCAGACAGCCGGGGGCGCGGCCTATGGCGCGCTCAACCCCGAGGAGGGCCAGAGCCGGGCCGAGAGCGCCCTCTTGGCCGGTGGCACCGCCCTTGGCACTGGACTGGGCGTGAGGGCCGCCACGGCACGCTCAGTGGGCAGTGCAGCCCAGCGCGCCGCCGAGGATGTCCCCGCCGCAGAGGTTGCGATACGGCGGGGCCGAGCCCCTGAGAACGACCGCTTCGGTCGCCCCAGCGAGGAGTTCCCACGCGGCCCTGAGAACCTCCCGCGCACGGTCATGCGCGAGGGCTACATCGCCGAGAAGCGCGACCCCATCGCGGGCTGGAGTGAGCCCGAAGAGGACTTCGACGGGCTCATCGTCTACAAGGCCCTCAATGCCGACCAGCAGGTCATAGGGGAGCCCCTCCGCACGGCAGACCCGAGCATGCCGCGCCAGTCCATGCGCGGCACCGGCATGCGCCGTGGCCCGGCGGGAGCGGCGGTCTTCAACGACCCCGAGCGGGGCGACTGGGGGGCGATGACGGGGCGCTACGATGGCACCCGCTACGAGAGGGCCGAGTGGATGCAGCGCGGCTTCGCCACCCGCGCGGACGCCGAGTGGGCCCTCAAGAAGCGCCGCGAGACCCCCATGCCCGACGTGGAGGGGCGCATCTGGTTCCACGGCACGACCGAGGAGCACGGGGGCGTTGACCCCGAGTTCGGTCTCTGGGGCACGACCCAGTTCCCGGGTGCCTATCACTCCTCCCACCCCGAGCTTGCCCACGAGTACGGCGGGAGCACCGGCTACCTCTACGCCACCGAGCTAGACGTGAAGCCCGGCAACGTCCTCGACCTCCCGGGCTACGTAAGGCCCAGCGACCCCATTAACGGCGTGGAGGGCGAGGTCTCGTGGGAGCATGTGAAGCAGGACATCGTGCAGCGCCTCTACGCCGCTGGCGTGGCTACTGGCATCGACCCACGGCAGGTGGATGACACGGTGGGGCGGGCCTTCGAGATGGAGCAGGCCCCAACCGCGTGGCAGACATCCAAGGGCCCGGCCCTCCCCGGGGAGTTCTGGCCCAGAGACCACAGCGACCGCCGCAACCCCTTCTCCCACGCGAGGGCCTCGGGCAGGCACGTCCTCAGCGACGGCACCATGTACGCCGCCAGCTACCAGTACCGCGATGCCCTCGGGATAGCGCTCTACGAACTGGGGGCGGTGTTGCGGAGCACCCACGGCGGCGCGTCCCCTGTGGCGCGGGGCTACTGGGACTATCTCGCGAGCGAGAGGGGCATCTTCGGGGGCGTGGCCCCAGACGGGTCGGGCAGGAGCGCAGCGTGGGCCCCCAAGGACGATGCACAGGTCATCAAGGCCTACCTCGCCGAGACCATGCGGGGCTACGACTTTCAGGTGGTCTACCACGTCAGCCCGGGGGCCGATGGCGAGGTCGCGATCGTGCTCGATGGGGACATCGGCGCGCACCCGGTCATCACCAAGGGCATCAACCCCAAGGACGTGCCCGATGGGGCCGACGTGGAGTTCCTCAGCCAGCACGCCGACATCAAGGAGTTCCGCGAGTACGCCATCAAGGAGGCCGAGAAGCTCGACCAGATCCGGGGCATCGAGGAGGAGATCGCCAAGCCGGGCATATGGCTGGTGCGGAAGCCCGACGAGCCGCAGACCTACGTCCACTGGATGGGGCAGGGCACCTTCAGTGAGGTCTACAGCGACCCGTCTATGACCGACCGCGCCATCTACGCCGAGGTCTGGGCTGGCGGGAAGGACTACTGGTCGAAGGAATACAGCGTCACCAAGCCGAAGGCAGAGATCCGGGCCGAGGTGGAGGCTGAGGCCAAGAAGGCAGCCGAGGCCTATCTGGAGGAGTTCAAGGCCCGCCCCGTGGAGATGCCCGAGGACAAGGTGGTCTACAGCGCCACCGCCGAGGCCGAGGAACTTGCGGGCCTGAGGGCCGTGTGGAATGACATTCTTAACGTCTTCCAGCCCGGCGACGACATCCCCCGCCTCGGGATGGTGGATGGAGCGCGGGCGCGGCGACTCGCGAGCAAGGGCCTCAACCCCGACAAGCTCAAGCAGCAGATCGAGGGCAACCCCGAGGGGCCGCTCGCAGACGCCGCCGAGGCCGCCGTCAGGGCTGCCGAGAAGCCCACCTTCATCCGCATGCTGCCCTCGGAGATGGCGGAGGTGCTGGGGCTCGACGACGTCATGGTTAAGCGCCTGCGCGACCTCGACCGGCGCAAGGCGCAGGGGCTCCTCTCGCCAGCGGAGTCGCGCGAGCGCACGCAGGCCGGGCAAATGCTCACCGAGCTTTACGGGGAGACCAACAACGGGCGCAGCCCGAACTGGGTACTGGCACCCGACGCCCGCACCAAGCGCTATCAGCAATACGCGGAGCGCCGGGCCAAGATGCTGGCCACCCCAGAGGCGAAGCGGGGAGGGGCCAGCCCCGAGGAGTGGCAGCGCTACGTCGAGGAGTCGGTGCCAGAGGGCAGCCAGACCCTCGCGCACTACCTCAGCGCCGCCGACCGCGAAGACATGATGGCGCTGGAGAAGATCGCCTCCAGCCCCACCAGCACCCCCGAGATGAAGGAGTCGGCCCGGCGGGTGCAGTTTGAGCGCCGGGGCGTGCCCCTCCCCACCGACAGGCCCATCACCATGCCCCCCGAGGCCATGGCCGAGCTAAGCGCTCCCCCCAAGAAGCCCAGCGCCAAGGAGACCCTCGCGGAGAAGGTCAGGCGCAAGTTCAACGAGGGCCTCGCGGAGGAGGGCGGCCCCCAGTCCCAGTTCGGACGCGGGCCAGCGCGCAGGAGGCCGGGGCCGAGCGAGATGGGCGCACAGCAGCCGGTGCTGGAGGGCTGGGAGGGAGGCCACGGGGCCCCCGAGGAGATCGCCGCTGGCCCCTCTGCCTACGAGCGCTCCATGAACGTGCTCGCGGACATCCTCAACCTGCCGCGCTCGCTCATCGCTGCCGGGGACGTGTCGAATGGCCTGCGGCAGGCCCTCCTCTTCGCCTTCATCAACCCCAAGGGCTACGGACAGGCCGCCAAGGCCGCCTACAACGCCATGAAGAGCGAGCAGAACGCCGACGCCATCATGACGGCCATCCAGAACGGGCCACGAGCCAAGCTCGCCGAGAAGTACCTTGAGTTCACCGAGTGGAAGCCCGGCAAGAGCGGCACCTCCCTGACCAAGCGCGAGGAGAACTACGCCAGCAACTGGGTCTCGAAGATCCCCGGCATGCGCGCCACGGCGAGGGCCAACACCATTCTCCTGAACTTCCTCCGCGACTCCACCTTCAACAAGACCCTCGACGAGTGGGACGCGGCGGGGAAGGTCTATGGGCCTGCCGAACTGGAGAAGCTCGGCAAGGGCATCGGCATCATCAGCGGGCGCGGGGGCGACATCTTCGGGGCCTACGGGCCGCTCATCAACGGGGCCTTCTTCAGCCCGCGCTTCGCGGCCAGCCGCTTCCAGACTCCGTGGCTCTTGACCGACCCCGTCACGAGGAAGATGGCGGCCAAGGGCCTCGGGGGCATGGTCGGGCTGGGCACGACGGTCATGGCCATGGCCGCGCTCGCGGGGGCCGACGTGGGCTACGACCCGAGGGCGAGCAACTGGGGTAAGGTCAAGGCCGGGCCCGTCAGCTTCGACTTCTGGGTGGGCTACGCGCCCCTCACGCGCACCATCGCGCGCATGGCCACGGGCCAGTCCGTTAACGCCGCCGGGGAGGCTGTGCCCAGCAGCTTCACGGGCGAGCTAGGGAAGTTCCTTGAGGGCAAGCTCTCCCCCACGGGGGGCAGCTTCCTCGACATCTTCCGGGGCGAGAGCCGCTGGGGAGAAGACCCCGGCCTCAGCCCCGCGTACCTCAGCGATCAGGTCTGGGAGCACACCGTCCCGCTCTTCCTTCAGGACGCCTTCACGGCGGCCACGGGCAGGGCGGGCCCGGGCTCGCTGGTCGCACAGGGAGGCCCAAGCACGGGCCTGCTGGAGGGCGCGATCGCTGGCCCGGTGGTGGGCGCGTCGGCCTTCGTCGGGCTCGGTGCCACCACCTACCACGGGCCGATCGACGACCTCGACAACGCCGCCGAGAAGCTCTCGGGCAGCGACCCCAAGTACAGCGGCTCGGTCAAGTTCTGGGACTTGGAGGCCGCCGACCGCGACCGCATCAAGAAGCAGAGCCCCGACCTCTGGGAGCGCTACGTCAGCCAAGGGAGCACCGCCCAGCAGCGCTCCGAGGAGGTGAGGGGCGAACTCACCGAGCAGCAGCGCGCCAGCGACAACGACCTGAAGAGCGGCAAGATCACCCTCCAGCAGTGGCAGGAGCAGCTTGAGGAGCGCGCCGTTGAGCAGCGTGCCCGCCTCTCCGAGGTCTACGGGGAGCGCGCGGTCGGCAAGCCCAAGAACGCCGTGGACAGGTGGTCGAACGCCATCAACGAGGCCAAAGACCCCCGCACGGGAGAGGTGGACTGGGACGCCGTGCGCGAGTGGGAGGGGCTCCAGAGCGCCGAGGACAGGGCCTACATCGAGCGCAACACGGGCCTCGGGGGCACGGGCCTCACGCGCAAGTACGCCGACTTCCGGGCCGAGTACTACCAGCTATCCAAGTACCGGGGCTACACCTCGGATCAGGCGGCCCTGATCGACGCCGTCTATCAGGAGGCCCTCAACCGCCGACGCCGCGAGGGCGACAAGCTCTCCATGCTGGCCTACCTGCGGACGCTCAAGGACGTAGACCCCGAGGTCATCAAGGGCGCGCGCCGCAGGGTGCTGGGCCTGCTCAAGGAGAGCACCGACCGCGAGAAGTGGCGCAAGGCCCACCCCGAGGCCGAGTTCATCTTCCGGCGGGGCAAGCTCACCCCCAAGGACTTGGAGGCCGTGGGCGGCCTCGTGGAGCCCGAGGAAGCCGCCGCTTGACCCTGTGCTACCATCTGCGCGCTACGGCCTTGGTGTTGGCCGAGCCGGGTCATACCCGGGCGACAGGGAGATGGCATGACTTCACCTGCCCCTGAGGCGCAAGAGCAAGCGACAGGCACTGGCCCAGAGCCCTCGAAGCGACTCGACATTCTCGTGGATGACCTCCTGAGAGAGGGAGTACTTCAGTCCTCCCGAGACCATGAGGCGCGTTCGCGAGGAGAGGCAGTGGGGGAGGCCCCTCCCGAGGAACCCGAGGATGAGCCCCTTGAGGACGAAGAAGAGGACGAGGATGAACTCGAAGCTCTTCCCGCCGAGGCGGAGGTTCCTCTTGAGGTAGAACCGGAGCCAGCACCGGAGCAGCGGCCCGAACCCCAAGCCCAGATCGACAAGTTCGCCAACCTTCTGGCCAAGGGCGGCAAGCGTTGGTCGTCTGTCCCCATCGCGATACGGGGCGAGGCGATCGACAGGGCGATCGAACTGGCGCGTGAGTCCGCAGCGGACGAGGTTCGGGAGGCTGCTCTCCAGACCGTCAACATCGTGCGAGACCAGTCCTATGCACGGGGCTGGCAGGAGCGCGAGCTAGCCATCACGGCGGAGCAGGAGAGGCAGGAGATAGAGGCCATGGACGACGCGGAACTGGGCGAGTTCGCGAGAGCCAACCCCCAGCGCTACGCCGCCTACGTCGCGGGGCAGCAGCCCCAGCAGCCCGCCCCCGTGCTCCAAGCCATGGAGGTCATCAAGAACGACCAGCAGGTGAAGGCCATCCTTCAGCACTGGTACAACCAAGACCCTCGCCGCTACGACGACAACGAGACCGGCAGGTTCAACCTCGTCGGCGACGTGCGCGCTGCCCAGCAGGCCATCGCGGCCCAGAAGGCAGAGGCGGAGAGGGCACCTGTGCGCCAGAAGGCGGAGGCCCGCCAACAGGCAGCGAAGACCCGCGCAAAACAGACCGTGGACGCGGGGTCTGGGGGCCGACCCTCCAATGGGTCGAACTCGCTCCAATCGCTGGCCGGGGACGGGTACAAGTCACTCCTCCGACAGGGCGTGCAGGAGGTCAGTCGAAAAACAACGAGGTAGGAAATGCCTTCCACGGTCACCCTTGCCCAATATGCGATGCTCGAAAAGCATCCATTGAAGAAAGGCATCATGCTCGGGATCGCGCAGGAGGGTGTCGTCGCCGACATCTTCTCGTGGCGCTCAACCGGCGGTGCCCTCAGCGAGTCGGGCGTCCGCTTCGACGCCGTCAACGAACCCGACTGGCTCGCCCTCGGCGGAGCCATCACCACGCGCTCGGTGCAGGGCAAGCAGCTTTCGTACAGCGTCTACCAGATGGCGCTCCACATCGATGTCCCGAGGCTGCTCGACACCCAGAACGCCACCCAGCTTGAGCGCCAGAGCACGCAGCAGATGTCCCTCGCGATCAAGGGCGCGGCCTACAAGCTCAACGACACGTTCATCAATGGCGACCAGTCCTCCGACGCGAACAGCTTCGAGGGCATCAACAAGCTGGTCGGTGAACTGGCCTCGTCCCAGTCGATCGACACGGGCGACATCACGATCGCCACCCACACCGACGCCCACGCCTACACCTTCATCCAGAAGCTCCACCTCGCCATGCACCGGGTGGAGGGCCACCTCCCCACGGCGGCCTTCGCCAACTCGGAGACCCTGCTGGCGCTGGAGCACCTCCTCATGCGCCTCCAGCTTCGCGGCGACGACCACGACTGGGTGGAGCGCGCCCTTGAGGTGGACGACCCCCGGCGCAGCCTGCGGACGGCCTCGACGAAGCCAGCCTTCGTCTACCGCAAGGTGCCGTTCTACGACCTCGGGGTGAAGGCCGACCAGACCACCAACGTCATGCTCAACACCTACACCGAGGGCAGCCAGTCGGGCGACGGCAGCCGCATCTTCTTCATCAAGCAGTCCCCCGAAGACCTCGAAGGGCTCTCGGTCGAGATGCCCAGCTTCGACGAGATCGGCCTGCTCGAAGACACCGATGTTCTGCGCTGGCGGCTGAAGGCCACCTACGGGCTGGCCAACTGGGGCCCGCGCAGCATCTCGAAGCTCTACGGCTTCACGGCAGCATAGGGAGGACACCATGGTCTTCGACAGCAACCTCCAACTCCGCACCCTCACGACCTCGCTCACGCAGGACGAGACTGGGCCGACTGTGGAGATCGGCGGCACGCCCATCGACGGGCTGGCCGTGGTCATCGACATTCCCCGCAAGGATGTCGGCGACCAGTTCCACATGCTCCTCCAGCACTCGTCCAACGGCTCCGCGTGGTCTGACCTGCTCACCATCGAGACGACCGTCTCGGTGGCGGCGGCCAGCACCGTGCCGTTCAAGATCACCCGGCGCTTCTTCACCCCCCTGAAGTACGTCAGGCTGAACTTCGACCTCACGGGCACCACCCCGGACTTCGGTGCCGCCAAGGCCCGCATCGGCGACCGCGACACGTGGAACCGCGCCGCCGTGGGCTTCCAGACCACCACGCCGTAATCGACTCGAAGCGGGGCCGTCCTCCAGCGGCCCCGCTTCTCCATGCCCCCGGAGGCCAACCCTTGAGCGAACCGCGAGTAGCGATCTGCGTGCCCCACCTCGGCCCCCTGCCGGGCTACTTCGTGGACTCGCTCATGGCCTTGGCCAAGCCGCCCGAGGGGGGCCATGCCCTCTTCCGGGTCGAGAACAAGCCCGTGGACATCGCCCGCAACGCGCTCGTGGACAGGGTTCTCCAAGACCCCGCCCTCACCCACGTGCTCTTCCTCGACGCCGACATCCGCTTCCACGAACTGACCCTCAAGCACCTGCTGGAGAACGACCTGCCGGTCGTCTCGGGCGTCTACTTCGCCCGCACCGACCAGCCCGTGCCGCACGTCTACGACTTCGTCCGCGAGGACGCCCTCGGCTACCGCTGGTATCACCCCATGGGCGAGGAGACGATGAAGTTCCTCGAAGCCCACCCCGACGTGCTCAAGCAGCCAAACGCCGTCGTCTTTGAGGGCCACCACCTCGTCCAATGCGACGCCGTGGGGGCGGGCATGCTGCTCGTCCAGCGCGAGGTCTTCGAGGCCATCGGCAGCCCGTGGTTCGTCAATGGCAAGGGTTCAGCCGGGGGCGAGGACTTCGACTTCTGCGAGCGCGCCCAGCGGGAGGGCTTCAAGGTCTACGCGGACTTCTGCGTCCTCGGTGCCCACGAGCTAAGCCACGCCTTCACCGGCATCGAGGAGTTCGCCACCGCCTTCGGCTTCGGCAAGGACGACGCCTACGACTGGGCGACCCCGCTGATCGTGGAGGTCGGCCCCAATGGCGACGGCCAGAGGGTGAGCGAGGCGGGCATGGAGGGCATGCTCCAGTTCCCCTATGGGGTGCCGGGCTACCTCACCTACAAGGAGGGCCTGAGCCTCTTCAAGCTGGCCCTGATGACGCCCCCGGAGGGCGTGGTGGTGGAACTGGGCACCTTCAAGGGCAAGAGCGCCATCTGTCTCGCGCAGGCCCAGCGCAGGCTCATCTGCGTAGACCACGACCTCGGTGAGCAGGGCCTCCCCGGCAAGCTCGAAGAGGGCCACGCCGAGGGCGGCTACCTCGCCGAGGCCGAGGCCAACCTGAGCGACTTCGAGAACGTGGAGATCTGGCAGTGCGACACGGCTGCCGCAGCCGACGCCTACAGGTCGAAGCATGACCAGCCGGTGAACATGATCTTCATCGACGGCGACCACGAGGCCGATGCCGTCAGGCGGGACTTCGAGGCGTGGCGGAGGGTGCTCGCGAAGAATGCCATCATCGCCCTCCACGACTTTAAGTTCCCGGGGGTCAACGCCCTCCTCAGCGAACTGCTGGAGAAGGAGCACTACGAGATGATCCACCAGCAGGACAACCTCGCCGTCATCAGGAAGGAGCACTCATGAGCACCAGCCCACGTCTCATCAGCGCGGAGGAACGCGAGGAGGCCGAGGAGCGCCGCGTGGAGAAGGAGCGCTACGAGGCCCAGAAGGGCTTCGGGAGCATCGACCTCCCAGAGGCCGACTTCTTCAACTTCGACCCCTTCTTCACACACTGGGTGCTCACCTACGAGCCCGGTTACTCGGGGGAGATCCGAGGCCATAGCTTCTACAACGGGATGTGCAGGATCGACGGGCTTCCAAAGGACGCCGAGCAGGAGCGCATCAACCGCCGCAGGGAGTTCTTCCAGTTCTTCGGCAACGCCCCACGCGCCTATCGCCTCTATACCGAGGAGCCAAAGCGTGCGCCCCTCATCAGCAGCGGCTCCGAGCTAGACGAGGAGTGGTGAGATGCCTGTCGTCGGCAAAAAGCATTATCCATACTCCCCGGCTGGCTATAAGGCCGCCAACAAGGCTCGCAGGAGCAAGGCCAAGAAGGCCGTAAAGGGTAAGAAGTAATGGCTGCTGGGGCATGGACACCGACCGACACCACCCGCGAGAAGATCCTTAAGAGCCAGTTCGACTGGGACAGCGATAGCTGGAAGGTGGCGCTCTTCCTCTCGACCTCGAACATGGGGGTTGCGAGGACTACCTTCGCGGGTTGCACCGACGAGCACGCGGCGGCGAACGGCTACACCGCAGGCGGCATCGCGGTCACCTTCAACTTCGCGGGCACGACCACCGTCATCGTTGACTTTGTCACGCCGCCCGTCTGGACGGCCTCGGGGGGGAGCATCGTGGCGCGCTACGCCTGCATCTACGAGGTGGGCGGCGACGTGGCCTTCTTCTGCCTGCTCGACTCAACGCCTGCGGACGTGACGGCCACCAGCGGGAACACTTTGACAATAGATCCACCGGCTGGAGGGGTGTTTCAACTCGCTTAGCGGGTGTGTAAGACGATCGACCCACCTGCGGGGGGCGTTTTTCAATTGGCCTGAGGTGACAGCCATGGTTGACCCCTCGCCGGAAGCCATCAGGGCGCTCGACGCCTACGGCTTCGTCGAGGGCGACGAGGGCTACTACGGGCGCTTCGACCCGCGCTCCAATGGCGAGCACCCGGAGCGCTGGACGTGGGAGTCGGTGCGCGAGGGCAGCGGCTTCATCCGTACCCGCCTGATCATCCCCGAGAACGCGCGCCCCGTGGACGGCGTCTGGGAGGACATCCCCTACGCCTCTAGGGGCCAGCCCCCCGAGAACCCCCGCGAGGTGGGCAAGTACCAGATCGCGCCACTGAGAGTGCAGCACGAATGGCGCTGGCCCGAGGCCCTCGTCGTCGCGCTTCTTGAGGGGTGCATCTTCGGCATCGCTGAGGACTTCGGGGAGGGCGAGCCCGAGGTCGTGCGCTTCCTCGAACTGGGCGGGGAGCTTCCCTGATGCCGACCATCGCCTCCCTCCTCAACGCCTCAGGCGCAACCACCTTCGCCCAGACGACCACGACAGCGAGCTTCAGCCCCGTCGCTGGCGGGGTCATGTATGCCATCGGCTGGTGCGAGCGCCACAACCACTCGACCCCATCTGACCCCTCCCTGACCGACTCCACGGGCGAGACATGGACGGTCGTTAACACCTCCTCGGAGGCTGGCTGGGTGGGTGACGTCAACTACTCCTGCCGGATGAAGGTCTGGCGTCGTGTCGTCAGCAGCACCACCTCGCGCACCCTCACCTTCGACTGGGCAGTGGGCTCGGCTGCGGAGTTCTGGGCCTCGTGGATCATCATCGAGATAACCCCGGTGAGCGGAGACTTCGACCCCAGCGACCCCGTCCAGCAGGCCATCGTCACGCAGTGCCAGACCGAGGGGGGCGGCGACTCGGAGTCCGCCACCGTGGCCCTCGGGAGCGCCCTCACATCGGGCAACGCCGTCCTCGTCGTCTCCGCTCGCAGCAACGACGTGGCGGGTGGCCAAACCAGCCCCAGCGGCTACACCCAGATTGCCAACGGCACTGGCATTTACAACCACAACTACGCTGGCTACGACCTCACGCCTGCCTCCAACTCGGTCACCATCACCGACCTCGGGCAGTCGGTGGGGGCCTCGGGCCAGACCATCTTCGAGATCAAGGTGGCCTCGGCGAGCGTCACCGTCGTGCCCGCCGCCGCCGCCCTCACGCTCACGGGCCAAGTCCCGGTCGTGCTCACGCCCCAGACGCTCGCCCCGGCGAACGCCAGCCTCACCCTGACGGGCATCGCCCCGCTGGTCTTGACCCCCGTCGTGGTAGTGCCCCCGGCAGTCACCCTCGTGCTCACTGGCGTGGCCCCGGTGGTGACTGCCACCGACCACCAGCTTCTCGTGCCAGCAGCGGCCTCTCTGACGCTCACGGGGCAGGTTCCGGCGGTGCTCACGCCGGAACTCCTTGCCCCCGCCAACGCCACCCTCGTGCTGACCGGCATCGCGCCCGTGGTCATGGTCGGCGGCGAGGTCATCCTCGTGCCCGACCCGGCGGTGCTGGTGCTGACGGGGGTGGCCCCCGAGGTGCTCACCCCCACGGCGCTGGCCCCCGACCCGGCATCGCTGGTGCTGACGGGCGTGGCTCCCGTGGTCGAGACCCCTACCCTGCTGCGCCCGGTGCAGGCTACCCTCACGCTCACCGGGGTAGCGCCAACCGTTACGACCACTTCGCATACCGTGGTCGGGCCTACCCCGGGGGCCCTCGTCCTCACGGGGGTCGCGCCCGATGTCATCGTGGCCGTGGGGAGCCCCACCATCATCCCGGCGGCAGTCGTTCTCGTGTTGACCGGCATCGTCCCAGTGGTGATAGCGGGCTCGGTCAGCCCGTGGGCCCACCCCTCCGGGCAGGGCTCCGCTAGGCTCCCGGCAGCGGGCCCACGGGGCTCGGCGAGGGGGCCCCGGCCATGACGTGGACGACGCGCACGCCAGTGACCGTGGTCAACCCCGGCAGCGCCACGAGCGTGGACATCACCATGCCCTCGGGCCTCACGGCGGGCGACATGCTGGTGGTGGTGGTGCGCTTCTCGGTGGCCTCTGGCACGCGCACGTTTACGGGCTGGACTCAGACCCCCCTCTCGGCTTACAGCGCGCGCACCTACGTCTACTACCGGCGGGCCGATGGCACGGAGGGCGCGAGCGAGACGCTCTCGTGGGTGAACTCGGCCAACATCATCTTGGTCTGCCTCGCCTTTCGGCAGGCAGACGGCCACCTCGTTAGCTTCGATCAGGAGGCCACCGAGTCGGGGAGTACGGGCACATCTCATGAAACCCCGTCCATCACGGCGGGGGCATCGAGCGACGGGGGCTACTACCTCGGCATCTTCAGCGACAACGCTGGGGCCGCCGTGACGGCGGTCTCGACCACTGGCACAGAGGCTCTCGACGGGCAGATCGGGACGACCCAATGGCTCTATGTGAATAGAACCTCGATCAGCGGCTTCGCCAGTGCCACGAGGACTATCACCTCCTCGATCAGCATCGGCCCCGACTCGGACTCGCTGGTCTGCTTCATCTCCACGGCTCCCATCGTGAGCGTCCCCACGCAGGCCTCCCTCGTCCTCACGGGGATAGCCCCGGTGGTCACGGTCTCCAATCACCAGACCCTCGCTCCCGCGAATGCCTCGCTCGTGCTGACGGGCGTAGCGCCCGTCGTCACAGCCACGGCTCACCAGACCATCTCGCCAGACCCCACCATTCTCACGCTCACGGGCGTGGCCCCCGCCGTCACAGTGGGGGCCACGCTTCTCCTCATCCCCGACCCGGCAGTGCTCGTGCTCACCGGCATCGCCCCTGTCGTACAGGCGGGCGAGTCCCCCACTGATGGCTGGGCTGGCTACCCGGGAAGTGCCCGCCTGAGCCCCTCAGGAGCCGCTGGTGGCGCGGTGGTGGCTACCCGTGGCCCCGGCGGCACTGCTAGGCTCAGCGCGCCAGCAGCGCCCGGCAGCGCTCGCAGGGAGGTTTAGATGGCGACGACCCTGAATGTCCCTGTCGAGGACGTGAACACCCAGATGGCGACCTTCGACGAGCTACGCGTCTACCACGACACCGTGCCCGATGGCACCTTCACCTCGCAGGTCTCGGGCTCACCCACCGACCTCGTCCAAGACCAGACCTCCTACGAGGTGAGCGACAGCACGGGGGTGCCGGGGCGCTGGTACAGGAGCCGCCTCTTCCACTCGGTCAACCTCGACCAGACCGAGCTATCGGAGCCATGGCAGGCGCGCGGCCTCTCCATGAGGACGGCCCGCCTTGAGGCGGGCATCTTCTGCGGTCGCGCCACCTACGGCACCTGCTCCTCGCTGGGCACCGCCACCTCGCTCGTGGACGAGACCCTCCTCGACCAAGGGATAGACGCCAAGTTCGCCGAGGGCGCATGGGTGCTGAGGCCCGACGCCGCCGACGCGGGCGACCTCCTCCGCCGCACCTCGCTGAACCCCTTCAACCTGACCACGGGGGCCCTCGCCCCCGTGCGCCCATGGGCAGACCCCCCCGCCGAGGGCGAGGTCTACGAGGTCTACACGCTGGTGCCGCCGCTCGACCAACCCGGGGCGGCCTACTCATGGAACCGCGCCGTGCGGGACGCCCTCGCCGAGATCTACTACATCGACCAGCTAGTGCTGGGGGTGGGCACCGCCACGCGCGACAAGCAGTTCAGCCTCTCGCCCTTCCTCTTCTCGCTCAGGCGCGAGGATATCCGCCACGTCTACCTCCGCACCTTCGACAACAACGGGGTGCCCCACGACGTCGATGCCAGCAAGCAACTGCGCTACTGGGACTTCATCAGCAATGGTGACGACGACCAGAGCATCAGGCTCTCCATCCCGCCCCGCCCCACCGACACCATCATCGCCGAGGTGAACAGGCCCTACCCCGCCATCTACCGGGACTCCGACGTGACCTCGTGTAACCTCGACCTGCTGGCCCCGGCCACCGCCATGAAGCTCTTCGAGCACCTCAGCCTGCTCAGCGGGGGCAAGTACCAGAGCGAGTGGGCCATGTGCCGCGCGGCCTTCCTCAGCCGCTACAGCGGGCAGGTACCCGACCAGAGCGTGGTGGGCACGGGATGACCTCCGCCTTCTTCAACTCCCCGCGCATCTCGGAGCGCGTCATCTCCCTCAACGGCGAGCGCTACCTGCTCGCGCATCCCCAAGAGGGCGGGCGCGACTGGCAGGAGCAGACGGTTCCCGCGCAGGAGGCCGATCCGCTGGTAGAGTTCTCGCTGCCCGTGGGGGACTGCTCTGAGGGCGCGGGGTTCTCGTTCGAAGGCCCCCCGGGCACCTACGACTGGGCCGACCGCTGGGACGCCACCACCCCCGGCAAGCCCATCACGTGGCCCCTCCTCGTCACGGGCGAGACCTTCGAGACCGAGGACTTCGGGGGCTGGCTGCGCTTCCACGAGGGCTACCTCTACCTGCTGCGCGGCAGCTACGCCGTCAAGTACGAGCACAGCGACACGCCCGGGGCAGTGATGCCGATCCTTGAGGTGAAGTACTTCGGCACGGGCGACGTGGTGGCGGGACGGCCAGAGCGCTACAAGGGCCTGCTCTACGTGCCCCTCAAGGACTCGGCCAGCGACGCCAATGAGCGCTTCATGCAACTGACCACCGTCGTGAACTCGGTGGCCGAGGTGCAGACCATCATCATCTCGGGCACGCCCACGGGGGGCACGTACACCGTCTCGTGGCAGGGCTTCACCACCACGGCCCTCGTCTTCAATGCCAGCGGGGCTACCCTGCAAGCCGCCCTGCGCCTGCTCCCCGGGCTTGAACTGGTGACCGTGGTGACCACCGGCACCACCCCGAACTTCACCCACACCATCACGATGACCGGTGCCTCGGGCGCGACCGGCTCTGCCTCGGCGGCTCCGATGACGAGCACCGACAGCACCACGGGCGGGGCGCACGCGATCGCTCACAACACCACCACGGCTGGCGTCAACGACACGTGGACTCAGGGCCCGGCCACAAGGGAGTTCCGCTGCTTCCGGCGCTTCACCTCGAACAAGATGTACGCCGCCGACCAGAACCTCATCTACGCGGTCTCGGACGACCCCATGGTCTCGGGCGACTGGGCCCCGGCGGACGGCTCTGGCTACGAGGTGGGGGACAGCGACTCGCCGATCACCGACCTCGTCATCTACAGCAACTTCCTCGGGGTCTGTAAGACCGATGGCTTTTGGACTTTTGAAGAGGATTTGACGACCTTGAATAGGTTGCCCGACCTCGAACTGGCACCCGACCCGCGCAATGGCGTGGGGGCGGAGTACTCCAACGCCTACGTCCTCATCCCCAACAAGGCGGGCTTCATCCGCTGGCGGCCCGGGGCCTATCGCTTCGTCGGGCCCGAGATGGAGGGTGCGCTGGAGGGCGAGTTGTCGAGGGGCTGGGGGCGCGTCAGTGGCATCGCCACCTACGGCCCAACGGCCTACTACGGGGTGACGAACGCCCTCGACCAGAGCGCCGCGCTGGCCTCGCTTCAGCCCCCCCGGCGGGAGCGAGGGCCAGTGGTGCCGCACGTCCACCACGAGGAGAGTCCGGCCTCCTATGAGGGCCTCACGCTGGTGCAGGTGGCGGCTCAGCCCGTCGAGGCCCTCACCCCCACGACCTTCTCGGACGACAGCGCCGTGGGCACCATCGCGTGGGGCAACACTGGTGCCGCCTCTGTGAACGATGGCACCGACGCGACTGCGGCGGCGGGGATCTCGCACTACCTCAAGGCTCTCAACCCCGGGCCGTCCCTCCCCGCCGGGGCCACGGTCACGGGCATCAAGGTCGCCATCGACAAGGCCACTAGCAACACCAGCGGCGTGACGCCCCCGGCCTTCCGTAGCGACAGCTTGCAGAACTTCAGCGGCAAGAACTGGGACGTGACGCCGCCGTCTGCGGCAGCCGCCACGGATGCTCTCTTGGCCTACGTCATCACGGCGGACGAGAACGCCATTCCCTCTGAAGTGCCGAACGGCTGGGAACTGCTGAGCGTTGGCGGTGGCGGGTTCACCCAAGAGCACGGGCACCGTCTCTACGGCAAGGCGGCGGGAACCATCCCTACCGACTGGCGCTGGCGATTCTCTTCCGCCAAGTCAGGAAGCGTCTACATCGCAGCCTTCACCGGGGGCGATCAGGTCACGCCGTGGGCAACCGGTTCGGACGGGGGCGAGAAGGACATTGGCGGCATCGTTAACGCCGTCCTTCCTGCTTCGGACTGCCCGGAAAACAGTTGCCTCCACATCATTCTTACCTCAGGGGCCTTCGATACGGGCTTCACTGTTACCCCGCCTAGCGGCTACACGGAGCACGAAGACGCCGACCTCAGCGGCGTGGCGGGAGGGCACATCCACGTCTGCTCCGACAACCAGAATGACGGGACGGTGGCCGCGAAGACGATGGTCTCCAGCCTCGTCTGGGGCATCTCCGTCGTTACCTTGGGCGTCTTCCTAAGGCCCGAGCGCGACGTGGTGGATAGCGTCGTCAGATTGGTCAAGGCGGGGACGGTCGTCGGAGACAACAAGGCAGCCACCACTGCCGCCGACTACTGGCCCTTCTCGGACGAGGTGAAGGAGTACGGGGGCTCAAGCGACCTCTGGGGCACCACGTGGACGCCTGCCGAGGTGGAGGCAGCGACCTTCGGCGTGGTCATCTCCGCCGACACGGGCACCAACTGGACGGCGAGGGTCGATCACATCGAGATGACGGTCTACTACACCGTCTCGGGCAACGCCGAGTTGAACTCCTACGTGGCTGTCCTCCACGTGGCCGAGGACAGGGCCACCTGCCGCCCCCAGCTATACGCCCTCCCGCACGCGGGCCTGACGATCGCCAACGACCCCACCGTGGAGAAGGCCACCTCCGACGCCACGCTCTACCACAGCCGCCGCTGGGCTCCCCAGCGAGGGGTGGAGAAGGTCTACCGGGTCTACGAGACATGGGTCGAACTCGACCCCGAGGCGAGCGACGACCTGACCATCCCGGGCTTCCAGATATGGGCCGACGTGGATGGGCGCGGGGCCTACCAGTTGACCGACGAGGACGGCGCGGCCAAGACCGCCATGACCACGGGCTTCCACCAGTTCTGGTTCCCCGTCACCGAGGCTGCGGTCGGGCACTACTGCCAGATCCAGTGGCGCGTGCCCTCGCTCGACGTGGGCGAGGTGGCCACCGCTGTGACCCCCAGAGAGGGCGTCCTCAAGGGGAGCTACCGCCCGCTCACCACCCAGCTAATCGAGACCAATCTCGTGCTCTCTGGTGGCGAGCACGAGGATGGCACCTCCATGAGGCGCACTGCGCGTGAGCAGCTTGCCGCACTGGAGGCGATCGCTGGCCCCAACGCCGCCGCCGTGCCCTTCCGCGATGTTGTGGGTCGCGACCGGCACGCCGTGGTGGTGGGGCTGGCGTGGAAGGAGCAGCAGTTCCGCAATGAGGAGGAGGCGAGCTACGCCGTGCAGCTACGGATGAGGTGTACCCCCTATGACTGACCCGAGGGGCGGCATCGCCAACCCCTACATCGACGAGGCCCAGACCGACTGGATCGACAGTGCCATCCAGAACACGTGGGTCGGGCCGCCCGTGCGCGGGGGCCTGCCCAAGGTGCCCAGCCGCGACGTGCTCCCCACGGCCTCTGCCGACCTCGCCTACCGGCAGCTTGTGCTGAGGGGCACGCCCGACATCGAGTACATCTGCCTCAGGGACGCGGGCGGGGTCTGGGGCTGGAAGGTGAGGTCCACGGGATGACCATCTCAGCGGACGGCATCGTGGACTGGGCCACCTTCATCGCTGGGGCCCCGGCGAACTACTACAAGGCGGCGAACACCTGCGAGGGTTTCACCTGTCACAGCGTGGAAGGCTACATCGACGGCCTCCGCCTCCCACAAGTCTTCCAAGGCAGGTTGGGGGTGCACTTCTTCCTCAGCACAGAGGGCACGCTGGCGCAGTACTACCCCCTCGGGCGCTCCTGCTGGGGCTCGGGCTGCTACTCGGCCAACACCAAGACCATCTGCCTTGAGGCCGAGGGCGTCGGCGACTGGCAGAAGCCAGCGATCCGCACCGACCTCAGCGAGGCGCAGGTGCAGACCCTCCTCCGCCTCGTGCCCGAGATAGGGGAGTGGGCGGGCTGGACGCCCACGCGAGGGAGCGGCCCGCTTGTGCCCCACGGCACCAACCCCAACATCAAGGGGCCTGCCGACCGCACGCTCTGGGAGCACAACGAGGTCGTGCTCTGGGACTACAACACGGTCGGGCCAACGGCCTGCCCCAGCCGCAGGTACAACGAGTTCTTCTCGCTCATCGAGGCGGGACAGGAGGACGAGATGACAGCAGAGGAGCGCGCCCTGCTCTTGGCCATGGCGACCGTGGTCGCGGGCGACCCCAGCGGCGGCGACTTCCAGTCGATAGCCGACGCCCTCGCCGTGATGAACAGCCTCGCCTCGCAGCAGGACATCATCTTGGTGGCGGGCCTCGCCAACACCCAGACCGCGCTCAACGGGCACGTCACCAACCACCCGGGCGGAACCGAGGTGTCGGAGCACGAGCACTACCCCGGCGGCGTCGTAGACTGACCCCGAGCGCTCCACGCTCGAACAGAAAGCCCCCGAGCTTCCGAGCTTCGGGGGCTTTCTGTTTGCCTCACGGGAGCCGGATGAGGAGACCATGACCGTGTTCCCGTGCCAGAAAGATTAGCAGGATTTCTCCCGACCCTGATAAGGTCATGGTACTCTGCCGGGATGGGAGACACACCACGCAACCGCCACGCCTCCAACACCCTTCTTCAGATCTTCTTTGCGCCAAACGTGGCCGACGAGCTACGCGAGCGTGCGAAGGCGGACGGCACGACGGTCTCGGAGCTAGTGCGTCGCGCCGTCATGGACAAGTACAAGCTCAAGGTCAGGCGCTGATGGGCACCTTCCGGGGCGACCCGCTCTTCCTGCTCATCGCCATCGCCTGCGGCGGCCTCATGGGCCTGCTCGTGGGCAACGTCATCTGGGGGCTCTGGTGATCACGACCGACAACACCATCGGCCAGCGCCTGAGCTTCGACGCGGGGACGCACAGCTACCTGCTCGACGGCGAGCCCATGCCCTCGGTGACCAACGTCCTCTCGCGCTTCTGGCTGAACGACAACTACCTCGCCATGCAGCGCGGCACCAAGGTGCATGAGTACTCCGTGGTCTACGACCTCGGCGACCACTCCCCGCCCATGGAGCACCAGCCCTACTGCAAGGCCTACATCGCCTTCCGCGAGGAAGGGCGCTGGGAGCCAGTGCGACTGGAGATGGCGGTGGCGAGCAGCACCTACCGCTACGCGGGCACGCTCGACCGGGTCTTCCGCCTGCCCACGGGAGAGTTCGTCCTGCTGGAGATCAAGTCCGGCTCGACCCACCCCACCCACGTCCTCCAACTGGCCGCCTACCAGCAGGCCCTGAACGAATGGGAGCCGCGCCTTGGGCTGGAGATAGAGCGCGCAGTCTGCCTCTACCTCCAGCCCTCGGGGCGTTACAGCGTGGTCAGCCACAGCCCCCGCGAACTGGAGGCCGGGCTCGACGCATTCCTGACCGCACTCAGACTGCACCGCTGGGAGCACGAGCATGCCATCGCCTTCGACTGAGCCCGCGTGGGTCTGCAACGAGTGCGGGGGCCGGGCCTACCGCGCCAGCATCTCGGAGGACGACGTGGCCCGGCTGGCCTGCGACGGCTGCGGCGGCTGGGACTTTCACAAGGAGCCCATCGACTTCGCGGAGCACCGCGCCAGCCCGCTGGAGGAGCAGGCCAACGAGATCAGCATGGCCTCGGTGGGGCTGGTGGAGATGCTGCGCCTCTACGAGGTGACCGACGACGAGGAGTACAGCGAGGCGGCGGAGCAACTGCGCTCCATCAAGGGCATGCAGTCCGACCTCCTCCAGCTACGCCTCTCCCTGACCCGTCCCCTCGACGAGAGCAAGAAGCGAATCATGACGCTCTTTCGCGAGCCGACAGAGCGCCTTGAGGAGGCCGAGAGACTGCTGAAGGCAGCCATCGGCACCTACTACTCCCTCTCCACGGATGAGGGGCCTGACGGGGGGCTGGAGGCCCCTGAGACCCCCTACGCGCGGGGCATCAGCCACCGCGAGACGTGGAGCGCAGTCGTCTACGACTTCGAGGCGCTCATAGCAGCAGTGGCCTCGGGCTTCATCTCCCAGCAGGCGCTGCTAGCAAACCGCACGTGGCTCAACAACGTGGCCCGGGGCATGAGGCAAGACCTCGCGATGCCCGGGGTGCGCGGCGTGAAGACGAGCAGCGTGGCGGCGGAAAGGACAGACCCGTGACCACCCCCACCTTCGCCAAGGCCAGCAAAGAGAAGGCCAAGCTGAGGCTCTGCCTCGTGGGCCCGCCCGGTGCGGGCAAGACCTACAGCGCACTGGCGATCGCCACCGGACTCGGTGGGCCCATCGCCGTCATCGACACCGAGCGCGGGAGCGCCAACAAGTACGCCGACCGCTTCGACTACAGCACCCTCGAACTGACCTCGTTCTCCCCGGCGAACTACATGCTCGCCATGGAGGCAGCCGAGGCCGAGGGCTTCGGCGTGCTCATCATCGACTCGCTCTCCCACGCGTGGGCGGGCAAGGACGGCATCCTCGAATACGTGGACAAGGTGAAGGCGACGGCGCGCAACCAGTGGACTGAGCCGTGGTCGAAGGCCACGCCCATCCAGACGCGCCTCGTGGACACGATCCTCAGCTTCCCCGGGCACGTCATCGTCACCCTGCGGAGCAAGATGGCCTTCGCCGAGCAGACCGACTCCTCGGGCAAGAAGAGGGTCGCCAAGCTGGGGCTCCAGCCCGTGCAGCGCGAGGGGTTGGAGTATGAGTTCGATGTTGTCGGCGACCTCCTCGTCGAGGACAACACCCTCGTCGTCAGCAAGGACAGGACGGGGCTCTTTCAGGGCGAGAGCCACGTCAAGCCCAGCGCCGAACTGGGCCAGCGCCTCGCGGGCTGGCTGAACGAGGGGGCCGAGCCCACCCACCGCGCCAAGCTGGGGGCCAGCAGCGAACTCCTCAACGCCTTCTGGGTGAAGGCCGCCGAGGACGGCATCCTGCCCGAGACGGTCTACCACGCGGCGGGCAGCGAAGACCTCAGCGCCTTCACCCGCGACGAGCTACAGGCCCTCCTCCGGGTGGTGCGCGACCGCCGCGAAGAGGAGCCGGTCGCCAACACCAAGGGAGGTGTCTAGTGCCACCGCGTGAGGACAACCAAGGGGGTCTCTGGGATCGCACGATCGAGAGCCCCGAGATCGAGCAGGCGATCGAGGACATGCTCGCCGCACAGGACGCCTACCGGGCCTACCTCAAGGCGCGCAAGGTCGTCCGCACGGTGGTCGAGGAGTACGCCCTCGCCGATGGCGAGCGCCTGCGCTGCGGGGCCTACGTGCTCAGCGGCAAGGAGCGCGGCGGGGGCGGCTTCGAGGTGCCGGTCTGGAAGAAGGTCACCCTCGGTGGGGTGCAGGCGCTATGAGCCTCAAGTCCTACACGCCGCGCCGCGCCCCCATCCCGGCCAAGATGCTCCACCCCTCGATGAAGTGCAGCGAGGAGTCCTGCCGCCACAGCCTCCGCATCCACGGCAAGAATGGCTGCCTCGCCCTGCGCTGCGGCTGCCATGTCGTCTACGAGGAGGCCTACTATGACCCAGCCCCCGATGCCTGAACCCGGCGAAGCCAGCCTCACCGAGCAGCGCGTGGCGTGGCTGGAGAAGAACATCCGCCAGCTACTGATGGTGGCCGGGAGGCCGGGCGTCTGCCGGGCCTGCGGGCGCGACATCTTCTGGCTGGAGATGACCAAGTCGGGCAAGTTCGCGCCCTACACGAAGGAGGGGGTGAACCACTTCGCCGATTGTGAACACGCCGACGAGTTCCGTAAGAGCGCCAAGGCGACGGGGCCGTGATGGTGTAGACTCGCCCGCGTCACGCTATCGCTCCCGTGAGTGAGCTTTCCCCCAGACTTAGAAGCCCCCTTCGGCGAGATAGCGTGACAACTACCTCACTCACCCGAAGGGGGCATTTTCATGTCGGAAGAACAAGGAACCTACGTCGCGGGCGCGGAGCCCTTCTGGGATGCCATCTGGCTTCTCGCCGCCAACAGGACATCGCCACGAGAGGTGGCGATCTTTCATGCGCTCTCCCCGCACCTTGGCCTCGGGGTCGTGCGCCAAGCGCTGACCTATCTCACGGATGTGGAGTTCTGTCTCCAGCAGGCGATCGCTAACCCTGACGGGGCCAACATCGCAGTCCTCAGCCACCACATGGAGAAGGTGGCGCTCAAGAAGAAGTCGTCATGAGCGAGGATGGGGTCGTTCTCCATGGCATCGAGCACTACGCGCGAGTGCCCGAGTGGGTGCTCTATAGCGACGTGTCGAGCAATGCCATCAGGCTCTGGGCCGTTCTCATCCGCCACCAAGGCCCGAACGGCATCTATCCTGCGCGGAAGCGATTGGCAGAACAGATGCACTGCTCACTCGACACCGTTGACCGCGCTCTCAAGGAGCTAGTCGCCATCTCGGCGGTCGAGGTGGAGCACCGCACGAGCGAGGACGGCGACCTCCTGAGCAGCCGCTACCACCTGTTCTTCAGTCAAGGTGACCGCAAGGATGCGGTGACCTGTGGGGGCAACGGTGCGGTGACAGGTGACCGCAAGGATGCGGCACAAACCAAAGCCCGTCTTAACGAGAGCCCATATGAACCAGAGCTAGCTGCTGCTGGTGATTCTGCGGCTATAGCTCGCCTTGTGGATGTCTGGCACAAGGCGACCACCTCGACCGTCACAGCCCTCTTCACCGAGTGGCTGGCGCACGAGCTTGAGGAGGGCTTCCCCGAGGACTGGCTGGCCGACGCCATCAGGGAGACGGGCGAGAACGGCGTGAAGAAGTGGAGCTACACCAAGGCGATCGTCCAGCGCTGGAAGAGCGAGGGCCGGGACGCCGACCGCCCCGACATGGAGGAGCGCTTCGGTGCCCCCAAGCCCAACGGCCTCAAGCCGCCGTCCTTCGCCGAGCGGCAGGCCTACCTCGCCTCCCAGAAGAAGGACGAGTTGTTCGAATGACTGAGCCCTGCGGCAAGCCCATCTACAAGACGCACTGCCCGTCCTGTCACGAGACCTTCGGGGGGGTTAACGCCTTCGACCTCCACCGCGTGGGCGAGCACGATCCCTACACCCGCCGCTGCCTTACGCCAGACGAGATGCTCGCGCTGAGGACAAAAGCCGGTGAGCCTCTTCTCTTCGCGAGAGAAGAGGGCTCTCACGGCACTGTGTGGGGGCGGGGAATGGCCCCTCGGGCTTTCATCGCTCGCGAGAACGGGCCTGAAGGGGCAGAAGACGATGAGTGACGCGTGGGAGGGCTTCGAGGCCACCATCCCGGGCGAGCCCGTGCCCAAGGGCTCCATGCGGGTGGTCACCAACCACGCCACGGGCAAGGCCCAACTCGTGCCCATGCTCTCGACCAACCAGAAGCGCTGGGTGCGGGCCGCCAACGCCGCCGTCACCAAGCAGGAGGTGCTCCACGCGGGGCCGGTCTCGGCCAGCCTGACCTTTTGGATGACGCGCCCGAAGTCCGTGCCCGTGAAGAAGCGCCAGTACCCCACCGTCGCCCCGGACTTGGACAAGATGGCGCGCAACGTGCTCGACGTGCTCACCGGGCGCGTCATCAAGGACGACGCGCAGGTGGTAGACCTCTTCGCCTGCAAGCGCTACGCCAGCGAGCACATCGCCCCGCGCACCGTCCTCGTCCTCCGCCCCCAAGGGGAGGTGGTCTCGTGAAGCGCGGCGACATCGTCGAGGTGAAGTGGGTTGACTCGGCGTGGTCGGGCGGCTGGCGGGCCGAGGGCGAGTTACCCCGGGCGACCGACTGCCTCTCGGTCGGCTACCTGCGGAAGGACGGGCGCAAGCGCGTCACCCTCGCGCAGGGGCGCTCGCTCACGACCGACGAGTACTGCAACCACATCTCCATCCCCCGTCCTGCCGTCCAGAGCATGAAGCTCGTGAGGAAGTCGTGAGGCTCGCGCTCCTCTCCTGCGCCTTCGTCACGCTGGCCGCCGGGCTTGCCGCTGTGGGCGCAGGAGGAGGCGCTGGTGGCCCGAAAGCCCCCAGCGCGGCGTCTCACCCCGGCTACGTCGGAACGGCCACGCCCACGCCCTCTCCGGGCTTCTACGGGCTCGTTGCCTTCGCCCCCTCGGACGGCCACGCTAACGCTCTGGCGAGGGCGATCCCGACTCCGACACCGAGCCCAACGCCCTCGCCAACCCCCACGCCTGAGCCCCCGCGAAACCCACCCGCGAACAGCGTCGGGGCGCAGGCCTCTGGGGACTGGGTCGCGCTCGTGTGCTCCTACGCGTGGGACTGCGCGACGGCGCTGCGAATCATCGAGTGCGAGAGCCACGGCGACATCTACGCCGTTAACCCGTCCTCCGGGGCCTGTGGCCTCTGGCAGCACCTGCCCTGCGCGGGCTACGGGAGCGCGGCGGCGAGCACGGCCCTCGCGTGGGAGAAGTACAGCGCCCGGGGTTGGCAGCCATGGTCGTGCTGGTAATGGCGCGCAGGGGTGGCAGGTGGACAGGGCAGAAGGACACGGGGGGCCGGGAGTACACCTCGGCGGAGTACGCCCGGGTGGTCGCCTTCATGGCCAGCCTCCGGGGGGTCACGACCTACGAGGCGGTCTCGCAGGCCACGAGCATCGGGGGGCGCACCGTGCGCGCGGCCCTTTCTGCCGCCGATGGCGTCGAGTTCGTGCTCGCGCTGAGCGACGAGAAGCTGGGCGTCGCACAGTCCTGTGACGAGGCCGAGCACGGCACGCGCCGCCTGCGGGCGCAGGCCCGGACGATGGTCGAGCGGGCCGAGCGCCGCGAGCGCTGGTCGGCAGAGCACCTCCCGCGCTGGCAGCAGCGCATGTTCGACTAGAATCGCCGTGACGTGGACAACCAGCGCTTCGACGACGCGATCGGATGGGTTGCGCTGGTGCTGGCCGTCCTCTCGGTTGTGGCCAGCCTCACCATGACCGCCCTTCTCATCCTCGCCGCCATCTGGCTGGGGATGCGCCTGTGAAGCCAGATGGCTCGCCCTCGGTCTACCTCGCGGACTGCGCGGAGCCGTCCTGTGGCGAGCGCATCTGGACGCAGGGCGGGCCCCGGGGCAAGCGCTACTGCGGAGAGCACCGCTGGGGCCAGTCCCTGAAACCAAAAAAGCCCCCACCACCCGGAGGTGATGGGGGCTCTCTGGCGGGCTAGGCGATGGCGGCCTGCACCGCCTCCCTGAGGACGGGGACGGGGCAGCGAGGCCCATGCTCGATGGTCTTGGGGAGGAGGCGGGCCTTCCCGTGCGAGGCCATCCGCCAGCCCCCGGTGGCCCCGCAGGCGAGGCAGTGGAGGGCGTCGTCGTTCTCCCCGGCGAGGTAGTCCGCCGTGTCCCGGCAGACGAGGACGAGGTCGTCCTTGGTGATGCTCATCACTTGGCCTCCATGCGGTCGAGGTACTCCTCCAGCGCGAGCGCCGTGAGGGTGTTCATGGGCTCACCGGAGGCGTCGCTGTAGCGCCGCAGGCGGGCATAGAGGGGGACGCGCAGCCTCAGGGAGAACTGCACGCTGGCGGGCAGGGAGTCGAGCACGTCAGGCATCGTCGGCCCCCGGGGCGGGCGGGTTCGCCATCTCCTGCACGCGGCTGAGGAGCCTGCCGATGTTCTCGGCGGGCACCCAGCCGATGACGATGTCCCCGTTCCACACGATGTCCGCCTCCGCGAGGAGCCGGTCGAGCGGGGCGAACTGCCCCTTCTCCAGCAGGTCGCCCCCGCCCTCGAAGAAGAAGGCGACCTCGAAGTCCACGAGGGCCACGGGGTCGAACCCCTCGGCGTCGAGGCTGAATGCCCTGCCCGTGACGTAGTGGTAGGGGCTGTTCTGGGCGCTGAGCATGAGGCCCTCGCCCAGAGGGATGGGCAGAAAGCGGCGGTAGTTGTCCATGAGCGGGTTGCTGATTCTGGCCTCCTGCACGAGGCGGTCGCGCCAGTCCCCGTAGGTCACCTCCGCCCCGTGCCAGTTCACCCGGTTGGGGTTGGTCGGGCTCGTGTTGGTCATCTGTTCCTCCTCCGCCCGCGCCCGAGATGCCAGTGGGGGTCGCCCCCCGGGCACCTGTAGACGCGGACGTTTCTGGCGCGAGAGAGGGCGCTCAGGACGCGCAGGGCGTCGCGGGCCTCCTCCTCGCTCTCGTAGCGCACCTTGTCCTGCCGCTCGCAGGTGGCGGTGCTGGTGGACTTGCGGCGGGTGGTCAAAAGCCCGCCTCCTTGAGAGCCGCCCTGCGGCAGCGGCGGCAGAGGAGTTCCGTATGGAGCCTTGCCACGGGCCACGCGAAGGGCGGAACAGGCACGCCGCAGCGCGTCCTCGCCTCCTCGCTCACGTCGTGGACGAGCGACCGGCGGCGGGTGCCCCGGAGGGAGTCAACCGCCAGCCACTCGACCAGCCCGGTCACTGGCCCGGCCAGTTCAGGTGGATGCCCTCGTCGTCGGGGTCGTGGCCCACGGCCCTGAGGGCTGCCCGGGCCGCGATGGCCGGGCAGTCCGGGTCGGGGCACTCCCCCGGGTGAAACGCGATGAAGCCGTAGCAGGCCGCGATGAGGTCGAGCACCGCTTGGCTGTAGTTGTCCCACGAGAGCATGACCCCGGCCCTCACGCCCTTCTCTGCGAGGAACACCACGAGGTCGTTGAGGATGGCGGGCGGCAGGTCGCCCTCGGTGATGACCATGAGGCGGCTGGTGGTTGGCTTGATGGGCATCAGCGTGCCTGCCCCATGTCGCCCCGGAGGGCCCGGCGCGCGCACGCCTGTCCGAAGGAGAAGCCGCCCTGCGACTGGGCGGGCGGGACGGTGCCCTCCTCGTGGTAGGTGTTGGTGTGGTTGTTCAGTTCGAGCCACACGGTGCGGACGGGGTTCAGCTTCTCGTTGCAGCGCGTGCAGCGAAGGTCGGTGACGTGGTCGGTCATGTCTCCTCCAGAGATGTGGCGAGGGCCTCCCTTGCGGGAGGCCCTCTGGGCTACGGAGAGGGCGCTGGTGGCCCCCTACTTGCGCACCACCACGTACTGGGCCGGGTTGGCGATGATGCGACCGCCGATGGCCTCCAGTTCGGTGGCCTTCTCGGGGTCGCTGGTCTCGTAGGCCTGCGCCCTCTGGGTGATGGCGTTGAGCAGGCTCAGCACCGTGCCGTTGGCGTTGCGCCCGTGGCTGGGGGCGATCAACTCGTTGATGAGGGCCTGTTTGTCCTCGTCGGTGAGCCCGTGGTTGGTGACCACGTAGTCCACCGCCTCCAGCGGGTTGCCCAGTTCGAACTCCCCGGTCTTGCGGAACTGCTCGACCGTCTTGGTGAAGGCCTCGCGGTCGAAGACCGCAGCGATCACGTCGCGCACCCGCAGCCAGACCGCCCGGCTGTCGGCCTCGGCGGCCTCGCGGGTGAGGATGCCCTCGCCCACCTGCCCACCGAGGTGGACGGTGCGGAGCGTGGTCTCGATGAGGGCCCCGTTGTTGCACACGCTGTCGAGGAGGTACGGCCTGACCACCTGCCCGCCCTTGCCCGTCTCGGAGTTCGAGACGTAGAGGCCCGGGATGATGACGCTGCCGCCCTGCCCGTCAGAGGGTGCCTTGAAGAACTGGTGGCCGCCGCCGCCCTGCCCGAGGTCGCGGTAGCCGATGGTCTCGCGCCAGTCGGGGACGATGAGGCGCGCCTCGAAGCGATCCTCGGTGAGCGTCCAGCGCTGGATCTCCGCCCCGACCTTGTTGGCCTCGGTGAGCACCGAGAAGGCGAGGTCGAAATTGTCGAGCACCCGGTAGCGGTCGGACAGGAAGGCGCGCACGCGCCCGTCGAGGGAGCGCACCATGCGCGCCTTGTCCTTGGGCAGGAGCGTCGCCACGCTGTCCGCGAAGAGCAGCGGGTAGTCCCCGTGGATGCGCTTGGCGTAGTCGCCCGGGATGCTGGCGGCCTGAGCCACCTGCCCGAGGGCGGTGGGGCTGAGGGGGAAGCCCTCGAAGGCGTCGCCCACGAAGGGCACGCCCAGCCGGTAGCTGGCCTTGCCATCGGGGCTGATGTTCACCCCGTGGTCGAGGCGTCCTGCGTCGATGACGATGTCCCGCGCGCTCTGGCGGCGGCGGTCTAGCTCGGCGATCAGGTCAACGGCCTGTTCGCGCGAGCGGGCGATGACGGTGTCTGTTGAGGTCGTCAAGGTTGGTCTCCTCTGTCGTGCTAGGCCTCGCGGCCTGCCGCCCGGGGACACGTGAGCGCCCCCGGGGGGTAGGGATGCGAGTCAGCCCAGCAGGCTGACGGTCTCGACGCCGTCCACCACGTCGCGCTCGATGCCACGCCCGATGAGGGCGTAGCCCTCGGCCTCGGCGAAGTGCTGGAACATGCGATGGTCGAAGTGGATGGGCTCCACCTGCCCGTGGGCGTCGGCCACCATCACGTAAACGGTGACGATGCTGCCGTAGTCCACGACGTCGGCGACGTGCCCCACGAGGCGAGAGTGAGTCGTCATGCCGACACCGCCTGACGCGCCTTGAGGACGGCCTTCACGAGGCCATCCGCAGCCTCCTGCTGGTGGCGGTAGCGCTGGCCATAGCCGCCGTTGTTCCAGCGTGGCTCGACCTGCTCGTTCCACGAGGAGGTGTCGCCCAGCCGGGTGTAGCTCCAGAAGGACTGCTTGGGCTTGCGCCGCACGTAGCCGATGAACTGCTCGTCGAGGGAGACCGAGCGGTACTCGTAGCGCGTGGGGCCGTCCGACCAGCGCGTCTGGTCGGGGGGCGAGCAGCCCAGCGCGGCATAGGCCTCGTTGGCGTCCACCGGGTCACCCACCTCGACGAGGGCCCTCTGGGACTCGAAGGCCTCGGCCTCGGCGGCGTGCTGGCGGTTGTTCAGCACGTGCCAGAAGACAGAGCCAAAGTTCTCCCACTTCTTGGCCTCGGCCTCGCGCTCGCGGATGGACTTGGCCGCCCACGACACGTCGCTGGAGGTGATGCCGTGGCGGTAGATGTGCGAGGGCACGCGCTCGGCGTGCTCCTCCTCTGTCTCGCCCGGGCGGCGGAGCTTGTCGGCCAGCGCGCTGGCCACCTCCATGGCCTGCTCCTCCTCCCGCGACTCGCGGTCGCGGGCGTAGTCGATGAGGGCCTGAAGCTGGGCGTCGCTGAGGTCGTCGGGGAAGGGGGAGAGGCTCTCGTAGCTGCGGACAGTCATCTGCTTCCTCCAGAAAGCTGTGGGGCACGGGAGCCCGAAGGCCCCCGCACTGCGTCGTTGAGGGCGATGCCGTGGCCTGCCTCGCGGCCTGCCCGGTAGCCGTGCCCACCCATGTCTGAGCCGAGGCTGGAGCGCCCCAGCGTGCCGGGCGGGTAGAGGCGCTGGAAGAACTCCTTCACGGCCTTGTCGTTGACGAGGACGAGGGCCTGCGTCTGGGCGCTCTCCTGCGCGAGCGTGCGGCGGCTCTCCTTGAGGCGGGTGGTGACCGTGCGGACGGCCCCGTAGCGGAAGCGCGTCCGCCACTTGCGGGACTCGCCCGTGTCCCAGAAGGAGATGTTGCGGGCTGCCTCCTCGGCGAGGCGCTCAATGGTGCGGGCGAGGTACTCGTTGACGTGGAGCACGACCTCGATGGCGTGGGCGCGCCCGTACAACTGGCACCTCCCCCCGGTGCCGGTGCTGTAGGTCATCTCGCAGCCGTAGGCCTCGGCCACGCGGAAGAGCAGGGTGATGCGCCAGCCCGCCCCGTTGGCCAGCTTGGTGCTCCCCTCCACCACCTCGGGGGCCTCGGCCACGTCCACCTCGGCCATGCTCAGGTCGTGCTTGAGGAGCAGTTCCTGCGCCTTCTGAGCCGCCGCCGCAGCCTCGTGCTCGTTGGGCGACTTCGAGAGAGCGAGGAGCCGCCTCACCCTCTCGGCGATGCGCTCGCGCGTCGGCTCAGTCACGGCGCACCAGCACGGGCTCGCCATTGATGGTCGTGACGCGCCAGAGGAAGGACTCCCAGCGCCGGAAGGTGGGCTGCCACTGGCAGTTGCGCTTGTGGTCGAGGCAGGGGTGGGTGAGGGCGATGACGCGGTCGCCGTCGAGGCGCTCGTGGAAGCTGAGGTGGATGCGGGCCGAGTCGGCCTCGTTCTGGGGGGCGCTCCGGTCGTAGCGGAGCATGTCGATCGGGAACTCGCCCGTGCCCCTCACGGTGTACTCGTGGTAGCCGGTCATGGGGTCACCTCCTGAATGCCGTGGGTCTCGCAGATGGCCGCGAGGCTGTTGTGGCGGTTGGCGTACGAGAAGAGGGCGGACTCCCAGCGGACGGGGTCGCCGTTGATGTGGGCCTCAAGGCGCAGGCCGATGAGGTAGTAGCGCTGCCAGCGCCCCTGCTCGTAGCGGGTCTTGCCGCCGCTCCAGAGGAAGCGGTGGCCGACCACGGTCTCGTAGGCGTGGGTGATGGCGCGGCGCTGGTCGATGGGGCGCTCTGCGAAGGGCGTCACGTCAGCGCCCCCACTGCCGCTTGAGGTCGCCCCGGGTGGTGCGACCGAGGTAGAGCAGGTCAACGTAGAAGTAGGTGGCGCGGGCGGTGGTGTCGTCCTCCCGGCGGAAGGCGGTGACGTGGAAGAACTCGACCACGTCATCCTTGGGCTTGGCCTTGTCGCCCGGCCAGTAGGGCGGCGGGCTCTGGTAGGCGGAGAAGAGCAGGCTCCCCACGCCGATGCCGCCTGCGGCCCACGAGACGCGGTGGTGAGGCCCGTCCTCGCCACCCACCAGCCGCCACTCCTGCTCCCCGCTGACACCCGACTGGTACTCCAGCCTCATCTCGCGGGACTCGTCGCGGGAGTAGTCGGCGAAGACGAAGCGGAAGGCCCGGGGCCTGTCCCCATGGGGGGTCTGGATGGTCACGTCGGCGCTGTTCGCGATGGTCATTTGGGGTCTCCTCCGGGCAGGTCGATGACCATGCCTTCGAACGGTGTGCGGGCACCCGCGAGGGGGTGCAGGAAGCTGGCGCGGTGCTCGCCCGAGACCGCCACCACCTCGGGGTTGAGGTCGCGGAGGTTGGTCAGGCTGCGCGTGTAGGCGGCGAGGTAGTCGGTCAGGTGGGCGGCGACCCAGTCCATGTCGCTCACCCCGACCCCATTGAGGAAGCGCACCTCGACGTGGGCGACGAAGCTGCGCTCGTAGAGGAAGGGCTCGTAGCTGTCCTCTCTCATCAGCACCGGCTCCTGAAGGTGCAGCGCCCGGAGGGATGGACGACGGCGAGGAGGGCCTCCCCCGGGTTGAGGCAGGCCTGAAGGGCCACGGCCTGATTGAAGGTCGGGTCGTGGCGCTCGGGCAGGTCGATGGGCAGGAGGCTGACCGGCCATGCGTGGAAGGCGTAGGGGCTCTTGGTGACGACGTGGCGCTCGCCTGTGCGGGCGGCGTCGTCGCGGGCGGTGAGGGCGGCTTGAGTCAGGGTCTCGAAGGTCATGTGAGCCGGTCTCTCTTTCTTGCGGTTGGCTTTCCGCGTCCCCTCACGGGGATTCGGCCCGGAGCCACCGGGCTGCTCGTCAGGCGGAGAAGGCGCTGCGCCGCGTGGGGCTGGCCCCGGCGGCGGTCTCGTCGTTCCAGCGGGTGAGGCACTCGTAGCCGCACATGCGGTGGTCGCTGTCCACGGTTGCCCCGCACTGCTCGCAGCGGTGAACGGACTTGAGCCCCCAGCGATCCACGAAGTCCTCGGGGAGGGCCTTGCCGAAGGTGTAGACGCGGGTGGGCGTCCACTCGAAGCCGAGCGTCTTGGCGTCCTCCAGCCACGCGTCGATGTCGAAGCTGTCCCCCACCTCTTTGTCGGGAATCCAGCCCGTGTCGAGCGGGCGGGACGGGCTCGTGTACTGGTAGCTCATGCGGGCACCTCCACGTAGTTGGGCAGGACTTCGATGCGCCCCACGGTCGAGGCCCGGAAGCGCAGTTCGGCGCTCCGGGTGGCGCTGTTGTTGTGGGCGCTGAAGCCCGTGCGGGCGTTGGTGTAGGGGAGGAGGTAGGCGTGCTGGCCCCAGCGCCACTCCTTGACGATCTGGCTGTGGCGGCGGGCCGCCTCCCTCTTGTTGGGGAAGGGCTTGCCGTCCTCGGCGAAGAGGATGGTGTGCCTGCCGCCGCTGAGGCTGAGGCGGATGAGGTAGCCGTCTTGCTTGACGCTCGTGGGGTTGCTCATGGGGTCACCTCTTTCTTGGGTTGGCAGGGGATGAGGCAGCGCTTGTAGACGCGGCTGGGGCTGACGTGGAGCAGGCTCGGCTCGGGCCTGTAGAGGCGCTGCGTGACGCCGCAGCGCGGGCAGATGACGGCCACGATGCGGGGCTGTCTGACGAAGCTCATGGGGTCACCTCCTGTGTGAAGACGCTGCTGACGGGCTGAATGCAGTGCTTGATCTGGTAGATGGCGTCGGCGGCGCGGCGCTCGTGGATGGTTCCGCACTCAAGGTGCGTGTTGGTGAAGCCCGTCCTGAGGTAGGCCCAGTAGGACTTCACGCCTAAGTCCACCTCGACCCCGACCTCGTAGATGGCGTCGGCGCGTTCGATGGCGGCCTGCTTGAGGCTCTTGGGGATGACGCCCTCGCGGTCGCTGAAGCGCAGCCCAGCGGCGTAGGCGTCGAGGTTGAGGCTGAGGTGGGTAGCCATCTGAGTAGGGGTTCTCCTGTTGGTTGTCCCGGTGTTGAACCGGCAGCCCGTGGGCTCGCACGCCTTGCACGCCGACAACGAAGGCGACCGGGAGCGCTCGCTGATGGAGTTGATCGCTCCCGGCCTCGTCCTGTCCCTTGGGGACTGGTTGCGCGCCACGCCGCGTTCGAGCCGCGAGGCGGAATGAGGTCTGGGGTATCCCTTGCAGTCCGGAGCCCGCCGGTACCTTCCGGCGGGTCGGGGGATGGTCGCCCCCACATCGGGGGCTGCTGCTGCTCCGCGCTGGGCTTACTCGTCGCGGGCCTGACCTCGCCCCGGGTTCTCCGCCTTGTTGTGACGGTCGGCATCGGGGGGGGTCGGGACTCCCAGCGTGTCCCTCGTTCTCTGGGGCTGCCCCGACCTCCATGGGGGGCTTCGACCCTGTCACCTTAAGGGCTTAGTCAGTGCGGTTGCAACCGGGTACGAAACTAACGAGCTAAATCTTAACCAAGAAAGTTGGGTAGGCTCCGCTGATGGCTCGCACGCTGCCCCGCCCACAGTCCCGGCTGAACCCCATCGACCACAGCAGGCCCCTGACGCAGAGGGAGCAGGCGTTCGTGGACAGCTACGTCATCACGAGGGATGTGGTGGGGTCGGCGGAGGCGGCGGGCTACACCGTCCGGGGGGCGCAGCAGGCCCTCCAGAGGCCCCGTGTGGCGCTCGCCATAGCGCAGGCCAAGCGGGAGTGGAACAACGCCCTGAGCGCGTCGCGAGAGCGCCTACAGGCCGAACTGGCGGCGGTGGCCTTCTCAGACCCAATGGACATGCTGATTGAATCCGAATCGGGCTACCGGGTGAGGACGCTGAGTGAGATCCCGGAGCACGCCCGGAGAGCGATCGCCTCCATCCGGGTGAACCGCGACGGCACCGCCTACATCAAGCTCTGGGACAAGCTGGAGGCCAGCCGCCTCTTGGCTCAGCTATCGGGCTGGCTGGATAGCACCACGGTCTTCGACCAGAGGACGCAGGTCGTCATCCCCGCGCTCTCCAGCGCCACCCTCGACGACCTCAGAGCCCTCGCCTCAGGTGAGCCCGAAGGCCCCTTCGACCAACCCCTCTCAGAGGCCGTAGGCCCCCCAGCACCGCCGGAGGCGCACACCCCGGCTATCGATGAGGGCGATGGGGAATGGGGTGTGGTCGATGGCTGAGAGCCGGGAATACCCCCGTCCCGCTGACGTCGCTCTGAGGCGTTTTCTGCGCTGCTGCCCGTCTCTACCTACCCCAAGGCCCCGTATCAGCCCGTGAGCGGCCTCCTGCGGGCTCCTACGGGCACTCCGCGTGTGCCCCCAGACCCCCCAACGGTGGTTCGCGTCCTGTGGGGGGCCCCATGGCGGGCGGGTAGCCTGTGTACCAAAAATAGCTCGAAGTATTACGCCCTACCCTTAAGACGTAAGGGTAGCTCTGGTAGCTCGCAGTTACCCCGCTATGTGAACCGAATGGAGAGCCGGGGACGAACCCCCCAGACCCCCCTTTAAGGAGGGGGCTTATCGTCAACTAATTGAAGCTAAAGAGGGGGAAATGGGCACCCTTAAGGTCTAAGGGAAAATCGTGTAAACCCGCCATGCTCTGGCCGCCGAGTGCGAGCCGAGCATACACTTGACGCCCATAGGACACCACCGTGGATGTGAAGCGCTGCCGCTATTGCTGGGACGTTATCTGGTCTCCCCATGCTCGCACCGTCTACTGCCCGCGCCACCAGAAGCCCCAGAACCGGCGCAGGGGCGTCTGGAAGGGGAAGCGCCTCCCGGTGCTGCTCACGGTCGAGGAGTACGTCTAGCCAGCACTGACCTGTTAAGGTGTGACTCTGGAGGTGTCACATGGTTACGGTAGAACTGCCGGTACCCGATTATGAGGAGCTTGGCTTCAGCATGGCGGCCTGCGCCTACTGCGGCGAGGCCTTCGTCAACAGCCCCCGCTCCTTCCGCTACTGCCCGCAGCACCGCCACCCCAGCTACCGCAAGCGGGTCTCTAGGGGGAGGGCCACGCAGGCCAACTTCCTCGTCCGCCAGTCGAGCTACGAGGAGATGTACTTCCTCCTCCACGCCGTCGTCCAAGCCTATAGCGGCGAGCGCACCCTCTCTAACCTGAAGCGCCGCATCCTCAATGCCCTCCAGCGCGCGGACGGCCTCAGGTGAGCGGCCTCTGGGTAGTCCTCATGGTGCCCGCCGTCTTCCTCGCCATCACGGCCCTCATCCTTGTCTGGACGGTTCGCCCGTGGCGGCTCAGCGGCGAGGAGTTCAAATACGTCCTCATCGCCAGCGGCACCATGACGGGCTTCGTCTTTCTCGGGCCCCTCTTGGGCCAGTGGCTGGGGCTCTGATGTCGTACACCCTCTTCGCCCGCCTGAAGCAGCAACGCGACCACCCCGGGGCCCCCGACTGGGACAAGGACTACTGGACTGTCCCAGAGGCCCCCCAAAAAGAGGCCGCGCAGCCAGCCCCCGAACTCGACCTCTTGAGCCGCCTCGTCAACGAGAACGCAAGGCTGCGGCGCGATAACGCAGCCCTGCTGGCCGAACTGGAGGCGCTGCGGCGGCTTCAAGCATTCGACCGACTGGAACCCCTCGACGCGCTGGAGGCGGGGCGATGAGCGACTCCCGCTGGATGGCCCCGGAGCAAGTGGTCGAACTTCTACCGCTGGACGAGCAGGTGGCCTACTGGAAGGCCGAGTGGGCTGCCGTAGACGCCGACTACGGGCGGCTGGAAGTCCAGCGCGACGCCCTCCTTGAGGCGTGCCGGGCGGCGACGCTGCTGTTGCAAGGCTTCCGCGATTACGAATCGCTGTCCCCCGCAGGAGACGCACTGGCTGGCGACAGGGTGAAGCAATGCCGCGAAGCCATCGAGAAGGCCACCGGAGCGCCTGAATGAGGACGTGCGGCCAGTGTGGTGCAACCTTTATCCCGACCGGGAACGGCTATCGCTGCCCGCCCTGCCGGAAGGCGTACGACCAAGAGTGGCGGGCAGCCCGGCGGGCCGAAGGCAAGCCAGTCAGCGGCACTCGAATGTCACGTGAGTACCACCGCGAATACAGCGCCGCCTACTACCAGATTCCCGAGAAGCGAGAGCGGCGAAACGCGCTAATGCGCGAGTACGCCAAGGCTCCGCACCTTCGGCCGCGTCATGAGGCGCGCTGGCAGGTCAACCGGGCTATCGCGGCAGGAACATTGGAGCGGCAGCCCTGCGAGTCATGCGGGGCTGTGAAGACCGACGCTCACCACGACGACTATGCCCGACCTCTGGACGTGCGGTGGTTTTGCCGCTCGCACCACGTCGAGCAGCACGCGAAAGCAGAGGGGAAGTCGTGAACCAGTTGGAGAAGGCGCTGGAAGCGGAGAACCGCCTGCTCCAGCACGAGAACAACGCCCTCAAGGAGCAACTCCAGCACCTCAAGCTCGCCAACGCCTTCATGAACACCTACATCTCGGGCGAGATGACCCCCGTTGACCCCCTCGCAGCTTTGGAGCATGTGTCGGATGCCGCCTCCTACACGCGCACGGGTCTGAAGCTGGGGGATGCCAAAAACCCGGCGATCCGGGACTCTCACGATTACGGTAATAACGACGAGCGATACACCCTTGCGTCACTGACGAAACGCGCCGAAGAGTTGGAGTGGGGGCGCTACCCCCGTGAGCCGCTCTCGGAGGAGGACGAGAAGCACTGGGGCTTCGTCCAGCGCCTCGACGAGCTAGGGGCCCGCATGGACGCCGCCTACGGGGTCTTCAACGACCACTACAACGACCTTGAGGCCCGCGTCGCCGCCCTTGAGGGCAGGGAGATGGAGCGCGTCTACGACAACATCAGCCGCGAGCGAAGCCGTATATTCCCCGAGGGCGTGGGGCCCGATGGGGAACCCACCTTCAGGAGAGAGTGATGCCAGACAAGATGGACAAGCCCGGCCAGATCGACACCGCCGGTGAGGCCAAGGCCGCCAAGGCGGTTGGCACCGAGACCTACCACCTCAAGGGCACGAGCCTCAACGGCTTCACCCAGTACGCCTCGGTCGAGGGCGAAGACCTCGAAGCCGCCACCGCCGCTTTCCAAGGCATGGCTGCCTCTCAGGGCGAGACCTTCGAGACCATCGAGGAGGTCAACCAGAAGGAGGTCGAGGAGGCCAACGCCCCGCCCGAGGCCGAGGTGAAGTAGTTGGACGCTGGACTGAAAGCCGTCTTCTTCATCATCGCGCTGGTGCTCGCGCTCGTGGGGGCCGTCATCGACTGGGTGCGTGCCGAGTCTCGGCCAAGCGTCACGGCCTTCCTCTGCGCGGCCTTCGCCTCGTTCGTGGTGCCGTTTCTGGGGGATGCGCTGGATGCAGCCTAGCGAGCGCACCTTCATGGTCAGGGGCCACGTCCGGGGCTTCGGGCCCTTCGACCTCGACGTGCGCGCCTGCGGCACCGACGCCGCCCTCAGGGAGGCCAAGCGCCTCCTCAGGGAGCGCCTGCGCTACGACCGCAAGCTCTTCGACGTCCAGATCCACGAGGTCGCCGAACTCAAGTGAGCGTCCACGAGAACCTCGACTCGATGTATCGCCCGGTCATGCAGAGCGACGACCGGGTCACCCTCACCTTCACGAGGGCCGCGCTGGAGAGCTTTATCCAGTTCCTCAACGACGCGGCCATCATGCAGGACGGCTATCGCCTTCACTGGTGGGTGGTGACCTACGCCGACAACGAGGCCAGCATCGGCAACACCTTGGTACGGCTGGATGAGGAATGACCGCCCCCGTCCACGTCGATGAGCGCGAGGAAGTAAAAAGACTTGCCGAGTTGTACCTCGTGCGAAAGTCCTTCCCTGATTTCCTTAAGCGCCTCTGGATTCCAGACGAGCACCGGGGCGAGATCCGGCTGGAGCCGTGGCCCCACCTGATGACCCTCGCCCACCACCTCCAGAACGGCGAGAACCTCTGCGTCCTCAAGGCGAGGCAGGTGGGGGTCTCGTGGCTCTTCGCCGCCTACCTCCTCTGGCGGGCCATGTACAAGCCCGGGCTCTCCCTCGCCCTCAGCCGCTCCCAGCCCGACGCCAACGAACTCCTCGCCAAGGTGGACAGGCTCTACCTGCTGCTCCTCAAGAAGCGCCACCACCTCGCCACCAAGCGCGACGCCTACCGCCACGGCAGCCCCGCCACCATGGAGTTCGAGAACGGCGGCACGATCATGGCCCTGCCCTCCACCGAGGACGCCGGGCGGGGCTTCACCGCTGGCTTCGCCTTCATGGACGAATCGGCCTTCCACCCGTGGGCCGACGCCAACTGGGCCGCCATCCAGCCCACCCTCGATGGCGGTGGGCAGGCCTGCCTTGCCTCGATTT